GGTAACTTATGCAGGTGGAGGCGGCAGCGGTGGCTACACCGGGCAAAGTTCTGGAGGTACTGGTGGAGGTGGCAAAGGCGGTGGTTTAAATTTTACAGCATCGCCGGGAACTACTAATACTGGCGGTGGTGGCGGGGGCGGCGGTTATTCTACTGCTGTTCTACCGGGCGGCTCCGGTGGCTCCGGTATCGTTATCATTCGTTACGCAGACACCCATGCATCAGCAGCAGCTACAACGGGATCGCCGACAATAACAGTTTCAGGTGGATATAGGATTTACGCATGGACCAGCTCAGGTTCAATCACATTTTAAATAAAGGAAATAATATGAGTCATTTTGCAAAAGTAGAAAACGGAACAGTAACACAAGTCATCGTAGCAGAACAAGATGTGATCGATACTGGGTTATTTGGAACAGGCTGGGTACAAACTAGCTATAATACATACGGTGGCGAACACGTCAACGGTGGAACTCCATTGCGTAAGAACTACGCTGGAATTGGTTATACATACGATAGTGAACGAGATGCATTTTATGCACCTCAGCCATTCAATAGTTGGTTATTGAACGAATCAACATGTGTATGGGGTGCTCCAGTAGCAATGCCCGTAGTAGAAGGTAAAATGTATACTTGGGATGAAGATGCATTAAATTGGGTAGAACTAACTACACCATAAACAGATAAATATAATAAAGAGAAAAGGGAACTTTCATGTCAATTTTAAAAATTAAACCGTTCAGTATTGATACTGCTGAATTATTCACGTTTGCGAATGCGAATATCACTAGCAATCTAGTTGCAGGAAATGCCACATTAGGCAATTTAGCAACATCTAACTACTTCAGCGGTAATGGAAGTTTACTTACTTCACTAACCGGTGCTAATGTAACCGGTCAGGTTGGTAATGCATTAGTAGCTGGAACAGTATATACTGCTGCTCAGCCTAATATTACGAGTACTGGTACATTAACTAGCTTGACAGTATCAGGTGCAACTGATTTAGGTGCAGTCGCTAACGTTAAGATTACTGGCGGTACTACTGGATATGTATTAAAAACAGACGGTTCTGGTAACTTGACATGGGGAGCAGCAGCATCTGGTACAGGTAATGCTAATGTAGGTGGAAGTAATACTCAGATTCAATTCAATGATGGAACCAATCTATCAGGTAGTGCTAATTTAACATTTGACACGACCACAAATACATTGACTGCTACTAACTTTGCAGGTAATGGTTCAGGTTTATCTGCTATCGCCGGCGCTAATGTAACTGGCACTGTAGCTAATGCAACATATGCAGGCACAGCTAATGCAGTTGCTGGTGCAAACGTTTCAGGTGAAGTTGCATTTGCAGCTACAGCTAATGCAGTAGCAGGTGCTAATGTAAGCGGTCAAGTAGGTAATGCATTAGTTGCAGGTACAGTATATACTGCTGCACAACCCGCTATTACTAGTGTTGGTACACTAACTAGTTTAGATGTTACTGGCAACGTATCAGCAAGTTATTTCACTGGTAACGGTAGCCTATTGACAGGTGTTGTTGCTTCAGGTGGTACTGCAACAAAGACAGCAAACGGAACAAGTAATGTAAATATCGCAACTGCTAATGGAAATGTCACAATTGGCATCGGCGGTACAGCAGATGTAGTGACCGTAACTGCAACTGGAGTGAATGCTACAGGATATATCACTGCGTCAGGTAACGTAACAGGTAGTTACGTTATTGGTAACGGTAGTGCATTGAGCAGTATCACTGGTGCTAACGTAACAGGTGAAGTTGCATTTGCAGCTACAGCTAATGCAGTTGCTGGTGCTAACGTAACAGGTGAAGTTGCATTTGCAGCTACAGCTAATGCAGTAGCAGGAGCTAACGTTTCTGGACAAGTTGGTAACGCATTAGTTGCGGGTACTGTATATACTGCTGCACAACCAAATATCACGTCTGTCGGTACATTAACTTCACTGGCTGTTACTGGATCACTTACTTCAGGTGATACTACTATCGCAGGTAACTTGACTGTTACCGGAACAACAACTACAGTTAACTCAACTGTAACGCAAATCGTAGACCCTATCTTTGAACTGGGTGGTGGCGCGAACGGTGCTGTGTTATCAACTAATGATGGTAAAGAACGTGGTCAGTTATTACATTACTATGATGGTGGTGTGAAAGATGCGTTCATGGGTTGGATGAACACTGATAAAGAGTTCACCTTTGCTAGCAATGTTTCAGTAACTGACAATACAGTAACTGTCGGTACATTAGGTAAAATTAAAGCAGGTGATGCAAATCTAGGTAACGCAGTAACATCTAATTACTTCATTGGTAACGGTAGTCTATTGACAGGTGTTGTTGCTTCAGGCGGTACTGCAACAAAGACAGCAAACGGAACAAGTAATGTAGACATTACGACAGCTAATGGTAATATTACTATGGCAGTTGGTGGGACTGGTAACGTAGTTATTGTAACAGCGACCGGTATCACTACTAACGTAGTGACTGCAACATCTGTTGCAGGTAATTTGACTACAGCAGCACAAACTGGAATCACAAGCGTTGGTACATTAACTAGTTTAGCAGTATCCGGTACTACTAACTTAGGTGCAGTAGCTAATATCGCAATCTCAGGTGGTAGTGCAGACTATGTGCTGAAGACTGACGGAACAGGTAACTTAAGTTGGACAGCATTGTCAACTACTACTATGATTGTAGATACATTCACTGGTGACGGTAGCTGGACAATGAAGACACTAGCTGCTACTCCTGCAAGTGTTGATTATACAATCGTAGCTATCGGTGGTGTATTGCAACCAAGAAGCACATACAGTGTATTGGCAGCGGTTATTACATTCAGTGAAGCCCCTCCAACAGGAGCAACAGTTGAAATTACAACTGTTACTGGCGGCACTGGTGGTAGCGGCGGCGGCGGTGGTGGTGTAAGCTATACTTACTCTGAAGTAACTGCTAACGTATCAATGGCTGTTGCATATAAGTATATCGTAGACACAACAACTGCAAACATTACATTGACTTTGCCTGCTACCGCTACATTAGGTGACGAAATTTCTATCATCGATGGTACTGGTAATTCAAGCACTCATGCTATCACTATTGCACGTAACGGTGGCAAGATTCAAGGTGATGCAAGCGATATGGTAGTTACTACTGATAGAGCAGCATTTACATTAGCATATTACAATAGCACTCAGGGCTGGTTGTTAACTAACGTTTAATACTACGTATGGCATAGTATCGAGGTGCCGGGGTGCCCGATACTACTTAATTAAAAGAAGAATAAAAATGGCAAATTATCACTCACTAAAAAATTCTAGTATCATAGTTCCAGTCTCTAACACCGATCTTGGTAGTCCATCTAACAAATATGGTAATCTCTACATGAGCGGTAACATTAGTTTAAATGGTACCACTTTAAATTCTACTAATGCAGTGGCACCTAGAGTGTCGGCCATATCATATGGCGGAGATGATACTGCAACTGATTCAGCAGGCGGTAAAACTATTACCGTTAACGGATCTGGATTTGGTGCAGGCGCATCAGTATACGTAGGTGGAACTATCGTGGGAGTTACAACCGTAGTAAATTCAACTCAAGTCACATTTGTTGCACCAGCAAAAACTGCAGGCAACTATTCATTAGCGGTAGTTAATGCAGACGGTGCAAGTGCGTTGTATGTATCAGGATTACAGTACTCAGGTGTACCTGCATGGTCTACTGCTGCTGGCACGCTGGGAAGTGTTGCTGGTAGTGCTAGTGGTAGTTTTACTGTTGCCGCTACAAGCGATACTACAGTTACTTACAGTGTATACTCAGGTACATTACCTACTGGTTTTAGTTTAAATGCCAGCAGTGGCGTTATCTCAGGGACAGCAGGTACAGTTGGTAATTCTACTGTATATAACTTTACGATACGTGCAACTGATGCAGAAAAACAAGATACTGATAGAAATTTCAGTATTACGGTAACTGCGGTAACTTCAGTTGATTATATAGTAGTCGCAGGTGGCGGTGCAGGTGGAACCAACGTTGGTGGTGGCGGCGGCGCAGGTGGTATGATTGTTGTAACAGGATTTCAAGCTGCACCAGGAACACCGTATACAGTAACGATTGGTGCAGGCGGGGTCGCGTTCGGCGACAACGGGAGCAAGGCCGCTAGCGGAGGCTCTAGTACATTTGGGCCAACTACGTCTAGTGGTGGCGGTGGCGGCGCAAACCAGGCAACAAGCGGCGCAGCCGGCGGCTCTGGTGGCGGAGGCGGCTGGTATGGTGGTCAAGCAGGTGGCGCAGGGACAGCAGGTCAAGGTAATGCTGGTGCTGCTAGTACAGGCGCATATTACGCAGGTGGCGGCGGAGGTAAAGGTGCAGCATCCACGAGTGCTACTGGAGGCGCGGGTTATGAATGGCCTACTGCTTCAGGAAACTACTATGCAGTTGGTGGTAATGGCGGCGGCGGCGTTGCTCAACCTGCAAATACTGGTAACGGTGGTAACGGTAGTGATAACGGGTCAGGCCACGGTGGGTCTGGTGTTGTTATTTTACGTTACTCAGATATAAGCCCAACAGCTACTTCAACAACAGGTAGTCCAACTGTTACTGTAGCCGGTGGTTATAGAACATACAAATTTACAGCTAGCGGTTCAATCACGTTTTAAGGGTTAGCTAAATACAAGTATGGCATTACAAAAAATAAAACCCTCCGTAGTAGATAGTACACAAGACTTTGTGTTTGGTAATGTCACCGTTACGGGGAATTTAACATCAGCTAATGCTAACTTAGGTAATCTCGCAACTGCAAATTACGTAACAGGCACATTAATAACTACTAGTCAACCTAACATTACTAGTGTAGGTACATTAGGAAATCTATCTGTCACTAGCAATGTTACTGCTGGTAACATCAAAACGGACCACTTACTGTACGCAAATGGTACAGCATGGTCAATGGGAACTACAACTTCTGTAGCCGGCACTAATACTCAAGTTCAATTTAATGATGCGGGTAGCTTTGCTGCTAGCGGCAATCTAACTTTTGACAAAACAACCAACACTCTTACTGTTACTAACTTAGTTACTAATGGTTCTGGTATAACTAATATAACCGGTGGCAATGTAATAGGTCAAGTCGGTAATGCCCTTGTTGCGGCCACAGTATACACGAATGCTCAACCAAATATCACTAGTGTAGGTACATTAACTAGTTTAGACGTTACTGGCAACATTGCTAGTGGTAATGCAAGTCTTGGTAATAATGTTAGTGCAAACTACTTTACTGGTAGTGGTAATTTATTAAGTAATATTCAAGGTGGAAACGTTACTGGTCAAGTTAGCTATGCAGCTACAGCTAATGCAGTAGCAGGTGCTAATGTAATCGGAGCAGTTACTTATGCAGCTACAGCTAATGCAGTAGCAGGTGCTAATGTAATGGGTCAAGTAGCGAATGCTCTAGTAACGGGTACAGTATATACAAATGCTCAACCAAATATCACTAGTGTAGGTACATTAACTAGTTTAGACGTTACTGGTAATGTATCAGCTAACTTTTACATTGGTAACGGTAGTCAATTAACTGGACTTATTGCTACTACTGCTACTAATTCTAATTATGCAAACTTTGTCGGAAGTGTAGTAACTAATAGTCAACCTAATATTACTAGCATCGGTACATTGACCAGCCTTACCGTCACTGGGTCAGTAACATTGGGTAATATTGGTAATGTACATATATCGGGTGGTAATGCTAATTATACGTTGCAAACTGACGGTACTGGAAACTTGACATGGGCAGCACCAGCATCTGCTACAGTAACTGCAGGTGATGTATCAGTAGATAACTTCACGGCTAATGGTGTTCAAACTGCATACACGATGAGTGTGGCTCCAGGTAATATTAAATATGTATCAGTTAACATCGATGGTGTATCACAACTAAGACAAGCATACGGAGTGAGTGGTACGACACTGACTTTTACTGATGCACCCGTGAATGGTGCATTGATAGAAGTAACTACTATTGTGCCCGGACAAATTGCTGCTGCATCTACTGTATACACCAATGCTCAACCAAATATCACTAGTGTAGGTACATTAACTAGTCTCAGTATTTCAGGCAATATTACAGGTAATCTTTTACCTTCTGCGAATATCACGTATGATATTGGAAGTCCTACACAACGTTGGAAAGACCTATATCTAAGTAACAGTACAATCTATTTAGGTAATACCCCATTCTCATCTGCAAATGTATTCCCATTCAATCTAGTCATTGCACCTGAAGTATTAGAAATTCAAATTGCTGCACCTGAACCCGGTTCAGACATTCCTTGGTTGTGGACTTGGGCAACTAGTACATTACCGTATGCTCGTACAACTATCACGAACAGCCCGCAAGTAAGCGTACCAATGTATAAAAAAGGCTTATATCAGCTTAACAACTTTGCTAATGAGCAAACTGGTAATATGACACAGCGACATGGTGTAGCACTAAAATGGATCGACGGCGCAGGGTCACAAAACAATGTAAGTTGGGCAGTAGCTGCCGGTAATGTCTCGATGACACATCCCGATATCAACGGTGGTGCATCGACTTCAGTGCAACGATATAATATTTCAGTACCGGAAGTAGTAACTCCACCTACACTTGTTGCACCTATTGTATCTTATTCGATTAGTGCGAGCACACCGGATGTATATACTATTGCTAGCCCCTCGGCTGGATATCCTAACAAAAATCTAGGCCCTGTGCGAGAGACAGGTACTTACACATTCAACTTAGCTAGTGATCTAGTTAACGACCCGTTATACTTGACTACAGACAATGGAACAAATTGGGTAGCAAATGCTTACTTCGGTGAGTACACTACTGGTGTTACTGGTAGCAGGAATAACGGCTCAGTGGGTAAAACAACACTAGTCTTTACTGTACCAGTTGGAGCACCAACTACGCTTTATTATCAGTCAGCAACTACTTTTGCTAGACGAGGCGCGATTACTATTAAGCCATTAGCAGTAGAGACTAATATTGACGGTAACTATGTTTTATACATACAACATGGTGGCGAAGGGCACAAGACTCCGATTGAGATTCGTCCTATTCCAAGTTTAGTAAATCAAATGTGCGTGGTATACGACGCCTCTGTTGGAAAATTCGTACCGCAAGACTTGGCTACCTATGTAGAAAATACACCTAGCTTTAAGAATAAGATTCGTGAAGTAGCTGGTACTGCAACATTAGTCGCAGGCGATGGCGTAGTTGTTGTACCAAGTGTTACTATCGTAGAAGATGCAAGCTATCTCCCATTAGTTGGTAACAAAGTTGGTGACATTAGTTACTCGTCCGATTCTGATACTATCTATCTATGGAATGGCACGCAGTGGAGAAATACAAAATCTGCAACAGTGACAGCCCCACCGGTTTATGTGAACTTGAACATGCCCGGATCTATAACTGCTCCGGTAACCGGAACAGCTAGATATTACCCGGTCAGTACTATTGTCATAACTACGGTATATGCAAATTTGGGTACTGCCCCAGCTGGTAATTTTACTTTTATTATTAAAAAGAACGGCGTTAGTATAGGAACTACATTTACAATGTCAGGGGTTGTTATGACTCCGGTTTCAGTGAATGTTACATTGACTACCGCAGATTACCTGACATTAGATATTACAGGCGTTAATGGCTCTGATTTGAGCATTAAACTCAAGTACTCTTACTAAGATAAATATACATATGAATAAAGATTTTTTTCAGCGACTATTCCAAGCAACTCACGGATATGTATATAGATACGCCGGCACCGTCCCTGATGGAGAAAGCACAGCGCATTATATAACTGATGCGTTTGCCATCTCAGTGGCTACTAATTTATTGAATACAATAGTAATTGAATTACCAATATTTAATGTAACTGTGATTTATGCTAACTCAGTTGAAAATCTCAATAACTCAACAGATTTTGAATTGATTACTGATCTGATTCCGGATATAGTGATTGAGCAATTACCAGTTGCTGAAGAATCAACACCCCCAACAGAAGGGTAACCCATGCTAGTAAGATATAGATTAAACAGTTCATGTACAATACAAAACTTCAAGGATGATATTAATAACATCATTCTTGGTAACATTGTTACAACAGCCGATTTGAGTTCGGGTGCAGACAAACCAAACTGCTCGGTATACGGAGCATATACCCCGGCAATTTACAATAAAGTAAATGCAGGAACATACACATATAGCAAAGCGCATAACAGTATCACTGGATACACACATTATTTTAGATTGACCTTTGATTCAACTAAAATGACCACGTTGAGCCTAGCGCAGAGTTATACTAGCGGAACCGACACTTTAGTAAACAGTTCAGCCGTTACCGTGAACATGCAAATGTTTACTTTTAACTCATCACTACAAAACGGTATTGATATTATTGTTACCAATAAGGTGCTAGTGTTTATTGCTCCTCAAAGTGGCTCAATGATTGGTATCGTTGACATAGGTCACAGTAGCACTACTCGTGCATATACCAATAGTATGCTTATGATGTTGCAAGACTTTGGTAATGTCCCAAATTGGGGAGTACTAAGTCAAGGTGTTTTTGCAAATACCGGAGGCACGATCCCATACACGTACAATTATGATACTGCTAGTTACTCCACGGTAACTTCGGGTATAACTGGTGCACAAACTTCGCGCAAATCCGGAGGCAAAGGAATAACTGTTATATTTGAAAACCCGTTATTTACTACTTCTTCAGGTGCCACTAACTTAATGTACGGGTGTTACCGTATTCCTTACTTAAGTTTTAGTGGAGTGCAAATTTATAAAGATGCTTCTAATTTTTATAGATTGACAGTTAATGATATTTCTTTATTAGTGGATTAAAATTATGATAGTTACCTTTCAACCAACAATTAACAACGCCTCAGCAACGGATGTAACTGCATGTTACATGAACTTTTTGCGATGCGTTACAGCAATTGCTACGGCCGCTGCAGGAACTACTTCACTAACAGTTAATCCATTTACAGCTAGTAATACAATTGACACTACTAAAAACTGTATCATTAGCATTGACTCAAATACCGAAGCAGGTGGGTGGATCACTAGTGCCAGCCACAATGTGATATCATCTTTATCAAATACTCCAGCAGCGTATACTGCACTACCAACTGCTGCGTCATATTTGTATAAAGCTGATTTTTACAATGCTTCGGGAAAAAGTACATTCCCGTATAAAAAACTATGTTTTCATAGTTATAATGAAAATATCGATGGCATCGCCTGGGCCCAAGGGTACGGTGGAACAAGTAAAACAGCCATTACTGTCAATAAAGCTGCTAATATGTTAATTACCTTTGGGGCAAGTAGCAGCACAGATTGGACCTCTACTACATTTCCACCTGGGGGCGGGGTTAATACTACCCAACCAAATAGACCGGATATTCAATCAACATCATACACATTAAATCAAAATACCCACGCCGCTGGCAATACATACAATCAGGGCCCTGGGTTAGTCTATACTGACATTTCGATACAGTATCACATGGCAATAACTGCTGATTACTGCATTATTTGGGAAAGCAAAGTGGGCGACTCATATGCTACTGGGTATTTTAATACTACTACACTAGGCAATGGTACTACTGGTTGGGGTAATGCTAGATGGGCCAGTATTTATTACATGGGTCTGCGTGAAACTCAGCCTTGGGAAAACACATTAACAAACAATGTACCATGGACATGTTGGCAACATACAGGAGATACAGGAGCAACAGCAGCTGGCACCACCGGTCAACCTTACTCACACAATCAAGTAGCAGCTTCAATGGCAACTATTAACAATAGCGGGATAGTAACAACAACTGCACAGATTTATGTAACAACTAATACTTACATGAACCCTTTATTTTTCGGCAGTAATATAAATTCTGGTGGTAGAAACAGTAGTGAAGTTGGTTGGCAACCTAATTCTTATTCCACGGCCTATAAAATGTTAGATGGTCCACTTTTTACTACTAGATCAATGGGCGGTTCCTACTTTAACGGTGAAACGGGTAATAGTCTCAATATGCTATATATGCCACAGTATGATACTACAACTGGGATGCAAGTTCCGGGAGCATATCCTATTAAAATTAGTAGATGTTTTAACGGTGCCTGGAATCCAGGCGGTGCGTGCCGAGGAATATATAAAAGTTTAAGTATGCCCTATGCAACTATGAAATTGTATTGGCAAGCGGCAAATCAGACATTCAATATTAATGGTGATGCTTACTTGCCCTTTGTACTCAATGACGACATGTGGTTAGTTAGAGTCGCGTAAAGTAAGGGAATTTTGTGGCAATTTCGATTGATTTTCTCGTAGTAGCAGGCGGTGGCTCTGGTGGCAATCACACCACAACAAATGGAAACGGCGGTGGCGGTGCTGGCGGCCTGCTTTATGCAGCAGTTACCTCATTAGAATATTCTACCTCTTACACTGTTACTGTAGGTGCAGGCGGCGCAGCTATTGCAAATGGCGTTGCAGCTAATGGAAATAAAGGCTCAATTTCTTCTTTAGGTATATATATTGCACAAGGTGGCGGTGGCGGAGTTTCGTCTGGAACAGCTTATAGTAGTGGGCAGAATGATGGTGGCTCCGGTGGCGGTGGTGCATACCCGAATGGTGGTGGTGGTGGTCCTGGCCTCGCAACGCAAACAAGTATATCGGGTGCAACAGGATACGGTTTTGGTGGCGGAGCTGGGCAAGCCTGGACTGGCGGCGGCGGTGGCGGAGCTGGAGCCGCTGGCGTAAGTGGTGCCTCAGTAGCACCTGGCGGTGACGGCGGTCAAGGCAGATCATACAATATATCCGGCACTACTAAGTGGTATGCAGGTGGCGGTGGTGGTGGAGCCAATAGCTCAGAAAGAGCCGGTGATGGTTATCATGGTGGTGGCCGAGGCGCGGGCACCACTAGTTATTATAGTGCTAGTACATACACTAACGAAGTTAACACTACTACATTAGGTAGTGGCATCCCGACTGCGGTTGTCAATACAGGCGGCGGTGGCGGAGGTGGATCTTACTGGGCTCCCAACGGCAATTGGTCGTCCGGTTCAGGTGCCGGTGGCTCTGGTATTGTCGTAATAAGACAACGAAGCTATAATCCAGTTGCAACGACTACTGGATCGCCCACTGTAATTATTTCGGGCGGATATAGAATTTACACCTTTACTACCTCTGGTACAATTACATTTCCTGTACCACCTGGCCCGGTAAATACCATAGCACCTGCGATTACTGGAAATAATGCAACCGGTAGAGTATTAACTGCAACAACCGGTACTTGGACAAGTAGCAACTCAATATCTTACTCGTATCAGTGGAGTCGAGGTGGAGTCGATATAAGTGGTGCAACAGCTAGTACCTATACTACAGTGATGGCAGATGGTAACTTGACTGTACGATGTGAAGTATCAGCAACTGATTCATCAGGAACTGCTACTGCTTCATCAAACGGTATTGATGTAATTTACTTCGGATTTATTGATTTATTAGTAGTAGCAGGCGGCGGCGCAGGTGGCAATAGTGACACTACGAATGCGAACGGCGGCGGTGGAGCCGGAGGTTTGCTATATGCAGATCAGTTACCAATGGCTATTTCTACTAAGTACACTGTTATTGTAGGCGCCGGAGGCCCAGCAATTGTAAATTCAACTAAAGGTAACGGAAATAAAGGCTCAATTTCTTCTTTAGGTATATATATTGCACAAGGTGGGGGTGGGGGTGGTTCATCTGGTATTGCATTCGATGCTACGACAATGAACGGTGGCTCAGGCGGCGGCCGCGCCGAGCCCAATAGCGGTGGCGGCGGCTCCACTGCCGCAACTCAAACTAGCATAGGGTCTGCGATTGGATATGGATTTGCTGGTGGAGCTAGCTCAATAAGCTGGACCGGCGCTGGCGGCGGCGGAGCTGGGTCCGCCGGTGTAAGTGGTAGCAGCGCCTCTCCAGGTGGTAATGGTGGTCAAGGCAGATCATACAATATATCCGGCACCGCTAAGTGGTATGCAGGTGGTGGTGGTGGTGGTGGTAATAGTAGTGAACGAGCCGGCGATGGCTATCATGGCGGCGGCCGCGGTGCTGGAACAACCACTTACTACAACTATAACGTATACACAAATGAAGTAAATGCCACTACTCAGGGCAGTGGCATCCCGACTGCGGTTGTCAATACAGGCGGTGGCGGCGGAGCTGGATCTTACTGGGCTACTAACGGTGGCTGGTCTTCCGGTTCAGGTGCCGGTGGCTCTGGTATTGTTGTAGTGCGACAGCAAAGCACTTTCCCTGTAGCAAAAACGACCGGATCGCCTGCTATAACTATTTCCGGCTCATATAGAATATACACATTTACTACCTCTGGTACGATTACTCTTATGTCGCCAGGCCCGGTGAATACCGTTGCACCGGTCATATCCGGCACTGCAGGGGTGAATCAAGTATTAACTGCAACAACCGGTACTTGGACAAGTAGCAACTCAATATCCTACTCGTATCAGTGGCAACGCGGCGGCGTTAATATAAGCAGCGCAACATCTAGTACCTATACTACAGTGATGGCAGATGGTGATACAACAATTACATGTAATGTTATTGCAACCGATATAGAAGGCGGCGTCATTGAAACATCAAACAGTATTTTCGTAGCTGCTACTGGAAGTGCTTATATTGAATACTTGGTGGTTGGTGGTGGTGGTGGTGGTGGATCTGATTTGGGTGGTGGCGGCGGTGCAGGCGGAGTATTAGCAGCCACAGCACCCGGCCCCGGAGGTACAGCAGGCCAACGAGCATATACTACTCCGGGAACATATACTTGGGTCGCGCCAGCCGGTATAACATCAGTCAGCGTAGTAGCTGTTGGTGGTGGTGGGGGCGGCGGACAAACTTGGAGTTCTGGCGGCGGTGGTGGTGGTGGCCTTGGATGGAAAACTGCCATCACCGTAGTACCGGGACAATCATACACAGTTGTAGTTGGGGCAGGCGGAGCAAGTTTAGCTAATGCAACTACTGCTGGAGCTGAAGGCGGTAATAGTTATTTTGATGCATTAACTACAGTAGCAGGATACGGCGGCGGCCGCGGTGGAGCAAACTCAACCGGGGCAACACCAGGCTATGGCGGTGGCTATGTTGGTGACGGCGGCGGCCGCGGCGGCAATGGTGCGTTTGATGGATCGTGGAATTATGCTGGTGCTGGTGCTGGCGGATATGCTGGACGCGGCGCCGACAGCTACGGTGGAAGCTCGACTGGTACAGCAGCACCTGCAGGCGGTGGTGGTGGCGCACCTGGGTATTATTCTAGTACATACGGTACACCTGCAGGCGGCGGCGTGGGCATACTTGGTCAAGGTGCAAGTGGTGCAGCTACTGGTAACGGCACGTCTGGTGGCAAAGGCGGCTCAGGCGGAGCAGACGGAAATCCAGGCGAAGCGGGCGGCTCAAGTACCAGTACTAAGGGAACAATTACTGGTGGTGCTTATGGCGGTGGTGGCGGTGGCTCGGGAACATCTACTGGAGGCGGCATGGGCGGCGGCGGCGCCGTGAGAATTGTTTGGGGACCCACCCGCGCTTATCCGGCAATATCAGTTGATGTAGCATCACCAGCTGACCCACTATATCTACAAAAAGGTAGATACGTAATTACAGTTGGAGCCGGCGGCACCGGATCACCTGCTGGAGCTACTTCTTTGCCGGGCAGCAGTGGAGGAAAATCTTCATTTAGCAACATAATAGCATACGGTGGCGGCGCAGGCGGGTCTGCTGGCGGTGCAGCTCAATCCGGCGGCTCCGGCGGTGGCGGCAGCAGTGTTTACTTAACCGCAGGATTGGGAACAACTGATCAAGGAAATCGTGGCGGCGCTGGCTTATTAAATTATCCCGGTGGTGGTGGTGGCGCAGGGGGCAGCGGTCAAAACACTCCCGGTAATGGTGGAATAGGACTAATTAATGCAATCTTAGGTACTAGTTACTATTGGGGTGGAGGCGGCGGCGGAGCCGGTTATTCTGGTAATGCGGGTACCGGTGGAGCTGGTGGCGGCGGTGGTGGCGCACCTAGCGTTAGTGGTGGTGGCGCCGCGGGCACCGGCGGCATTTCTACTGGCACAGCCGGCGGCGCAGGGACATTAAGTAGTCAGTCAAATGTTCCGGGTGGTAATGGGGGTGCATCTACTGGTGGAGGTGGCGGTGGCGGATCTTATTATAATGCAACTAATGCTGGTGGCACGGGTGGATCGGGTATCGTAGTGATTCGGTATCCAGATAGTTATCCAGAAGCACTTGCTGCACTGAACGTTGATGCCGGTTATCCCGTCGTTACAGGTGGATACCGAATATATAAATGGTCAAGCTCGGGTGTATTTCAAACAGGCACTGCGGGAGCTCCGGTTAACACAGTTGTACCCTCAATTTCAGTATCATCAGGCTCTGTCACTAACGGGCTAGCAAATGCTGTTTTGTTGTGTAACCCAGGGACTTGGACCGGAGACGCCACGATTGTATATTCATACCAATGGAATGTTAATGGAGTCAATATTTCAGGATCTACTAACAATACATACACTACATTATTAACTGATGGATTCAAGACTTTATCTTGTATAGTTACTGCAACAAATTCAGTGGATAGCAGTATTGTAGCAGCTAGTAACGGATTATTTGTACTGATTAATGGATTTGCATCTATTGATATCGGGGATGGATTTGGTCCTAAACAAACATTACTAACTGCTACTAATCCTGAAAGCAATACGACTTTAACGGAATCTATTACGGTAATAGCATCTGCGGCGGCTTCTAGGGTGATAGGAGACGACTTCACTAACTTATCGACAGTGACTCCACTTTCAGCTACTACCTATGCAGCAACTGATGGTTCACCAATTCTGTCGAGTGAAACATCTACGGTGACTAATCAACAATATTGGAGTTAAAGTACTCACTGTACGATATTGTCAATATTTTAAGCATTAGTTATTGTGATGTCACTTTGATTTGTTATTGACTAAATACATATTGTAACTATATACTAAGGTAACACGAATGGCACTAACAAAAATTCCCGGATCAGGCGTAAATGCTAATAGTATTACTTTGGCTGTATTAACTGAGATACAATCATCATTTAATGCTGTAACTAGTACGTTGACTGTTCCTAATCTTAGTGCCAACAGCGTAACCGTAAGTAACATAAAAACTGATAATATATTGTATGCGAATGGAAGTGCTTATGCGTTCACTTCTTCTGCTGCTGGATCAAATACTCAAGTTCAGTTCAATAATGCTAGTAGCTTTGCAGGCAGCGCCGATCTAACATTTGATACCACTACAAATACATTAACTGCTACTAACTTTGTTGGAAACGGCAGCGGGTTATCTGCGATAGCCGGTGCTAATGTAACTGGTACAGTAGCTAATGCAACGTATGCAATTACTAGTGGTACTGCATATGCAGTAGCCGGTGCTAATGTAACTGGTCAAGTAGGTAACGCTTTAGTAACCGCAACAGTATATACAAATGCTCAACCTAATATCACTAGTGTAGGTACATTAACTGAACTAACAGTTACTGGGAATATATCAGCGAACTTCTATGTTGGTAACGGCAGCTTACTAACCGGACTCGTCGCTACTGGATCAAACTTTGCTAATTATGCAGGTAACGTAACAGTTGCAGCACAACCCAATATTACTAGTGTTGGAACATTAACTTCTCTAGCGGTAACGGGTAACGTTGTCGCTGGTAATATCTCTACATCGGGTAGTGGTGGCAACATCACCGGCGCTAATGTAATTACTGCGACTACAATGAATGCATCAGCTAATATAACTGCTGCATTCTTCATTGGCAATGGTAGTCAGTTAACTGGTTTGCCGGCAAGTTATAGTAACAGCAATGTTGCAGCTTACTTACCGACATACACTGGTAATATAACAGCTACTAACTTCATCGGTAATCTAACTGGACTCGCTTCAAGTGCGACAGTTGCAGCTTCAGCTAACGCAGTAACAGGTGCTAATGTAAGTGGTGCAGTATCTTTTGCAACAACAGCAAATGCAGTAGCTGGTGCTAATGTATCAGGTACAGTAGCTAATGCAACATACTCAGTTACCGCTGGTACAGTAACAACTGCGGCACAGCCTAACATAACATCAACCGGTACATTGACTGCATTGACAGTAACGGGTAACGTTGTCGCTGGTAATATCTCTACATCGGGTAGTGGTGGCAACATCACCGGCGCTAATGTAATTACTGCTAATACTTTTACTGCATCGGCTAATATAACTGCTGCATTCTTCATAGGTAATGGTAGTCAGTTAACTGGGATCGCAGCAGGGACATCTACCACCGCAGTTACAGTGACAGCAAGCGCACAATCAAATATCACTAGTGTTGGTACATTAACTAGTTTAGCTACATCAGGTGATATCACAGTAGGCGGCAACTTAACAGTTAATGGTACTACCACTACAATCAATGCGACAACTTTATCAGTAACTGATTTAAATATTACTGTTGCTAAAGATGCTGCTACAGCTTCGGCAGCTAATGGTGCAGGTATTACTGTTGCAGGTGCAGCAGCTACAATTTTATACACCTCATCATCTGATACATGGAACTTTAACAAAACAATCGTTGGTAACTTAACAGGTATTGCTTCGTCCGCAACGATAGCTGCTAGTGCGTATGCAGTAGCAGGAGCTAACGTAACCGGTGCTGTTTCCCTTGCAACATATGCAACGACAGCCAATGCAGTCGCAGGTGCTAATGTAAGTGGTACGGTCGGGCTAGCAACTTTTGCAACGACAGCCAATGCAGTAGCAGGTGCTAATGTAACTGGTACAGTAGCTAACGCAACGTATGCAATTACGTCTGCAACATCTTATGCTGTGGATGGCGCTAATGTAACTGGTGCAGTTGGATTAGCAACTTTTGCAACAACTGCAAACGCTGTAGCCGGCGCTAATGTAAGCGGTACTGTTGCTAATGCAACTTATGCACTTACTGCTGGATCATCTACAACTGCGGAAACAGTAACAACCGCAGCACAACCGAACATTACATCAGTTGGTACACTAACTGATTTAGCTGTTGGTAATTCATATGGTACTGTAACTACAACACAATATTCTAGCATATTTGCTAAAGCCAACGGATTAAATGCTACTTCTTTAATACAGGTCAAAGGCAATGACGGCACAAACGGTATGGGTATGCGAGCTGTCACAGGCAGCGCCGCCTTAATTTATTCTAACGCTGCTATAGACTTTAGAGTTGGCTCAACCATTAGAGATTTAGATACCCCATCAGGCGGTACGACTATCGTAAGTATTGCTTCAACTGGGTTAACAGTAACCGGCGTTGTATCAGCAAATGGCAACGTAACCGGCGGAAACTTAATAACCGATGGAAATATTACTTCGGTTAATGCTAACCTAGGTAATGCAGTAACTGCTAATTACTTTATTGGTAACGGTAGTTTACTAACTGGAATTGCTAGCGGCTCTAATTATACTGACAGTAACGTTGCAGCTTATCTACCTACATATACTGGTAACTTAACAGCAGGCAATGCTAATTTAGGTAATAATGTATCTGCTAACTACTTTACCGGTAGTGGAGCATTTCTAACAAGCATCACCGCGATAACTGCTTCTTCTGTAACAGGAAATGCACAAGCTAATATCACAAGTTTAGGTACACTAACTACATTAACTGTAGGGAACGCAACAGCAAACACAGTGCTTGGTAATGGAACAATAACATCTTCGGGTGACATTAGTTTCACTGGTGCAAATGTAAGTTTAGGTGACGTTGGTAATGTCAAGATCGCGGGCGGGGAAGCTGGATATTTTATCACTACAGACGGTACTGGTAATTTAAGTTGGGGAGCAGCAGCAGGCGGCGGCGGAGTGTCAGCTACCGGTAGCAACACGCAAATTCAATTTAATGACGGTGGCGTATTAGGCGCTAGCGCAAATTTAGTTTTTAATAAAACAACAAATACATTTACGACAGGCAGAATTGTAACTCTCACTGGTGCTAATTTAGGTAGCAACATCAGCAATGTATACATCGGCGGCGGCAATGATAATCAAATATTGAAAACGGATGGTGCTGGAAACTTATCATGGATCGCTCAACCAGTAGCAACTATCGCAGTAGATAACTTTACCGGTGATGGAACTACTACTAGCTTTACATTGAGTGTAACACCTGGTAGTATCAATCAAACTGTAGTTAACTACAATGGTGCATTCCAGTTAAGAGAAGCATATACATTAACTGGGTCAACTCTAACATTTTCAGAAGCACCTATTAGTGGTTCAAAGATTGAAGTTACATCTACTTTAGGTGCCATGACTGGCGCTGGGTCGTTTGTAACAAGAAACTATACTGGTAACGGAATACAGTCAACTTTTTCAGTTACTGATGGTTGTACTGTGTCTAGCGTGCTAGTAACAGAAAACGGGTTATTACAAACTCCAACCGTAGATTATACTATTTCAGGGTCAACACTAACATTTAATGGTGCGCCAGAAACTGGAATAGTGATACAGATACGTGAATTAGCTATTGCTATAGTAACCGCTGCTGGAGTAAACATCACATCAATTAGTTATCCTAGTGGTTCGTCAGCGACTACGGCCGGCGGTCAAACTATTACAATAACTGGTAGCGGATTTTATGGTGGCGTGATAGTTTACGTAGATACCACTCCTTGTACAACTACATATGTAAGTTCAACTAGTTTGACATTTACTAGCCCGGCAAAAACTGCTAATTCATATCACGTATTTGTATATAACACTAACGGTAGCACAGGCATCAAGCCCGCTGGTATCATATACGCATAAAGCCCTGAACAGAGAATAAAATGACAACAAAGATTACACTTAACAACATTGCAGACACTGCATTAGCAACACTAACCGGACCAAAGGTTACTACAGTCGTTTATCCCGGTACAGAAACTGCAACAGACATTGCAGGCGGAGAAACGATTAACTTAACTGGCTCTGGATATCAAAGTGGGTGTAGCGTATTAGTAGCTAGTACCGCAGCTAGTGTTGTTACCTTTATAAACGGTACACAGATTAGTTTTATTGCCCCTGCATTAGCAGCTGGTACTTACGTTATCTATGTTATCAATCCAGACGGCGGTACTGCTATCAGTATCCCGGGTATTAGTTATAGTGGCACACCAAATTGGTCTACTAGTGCAGGCACCTTAGGCACTGTATACGAAACCGGTAGCATCAGTACTACGTTAACTGCTGCAGGAGATGCACCAATTACATATACACTTGCTAGTGGAACATTACCGGCTGGTAGTACATTGAATAGTACTACTGGTTTTCTTTCAGGTACAGCATCGTCTACGGTTTCATCTACTACATATAGTTTCACGATTACGGCTAAAGATGCACAGAGTCAAACAACGAACCGTGCATTTAGTTTGACTATTGATCCAGATGCAGTTACATGGGATACCCCTAGTGCCGGTGCGACATACACAGTGGGAAAAGATAGTGCAATAGCTAATATAGTAATGAGTGCTACCAGCGCAGCCGGAGGAAGTATTACGTATACTGCTGATACATTGCCAACTGGATTGAGCGTTACTGGAGCAAACATTGCAGGTACACCGACAATAGCTGCTAACACTTCAACTGTGCTCACTGCTACTAGCACCGCGACTAGAACATCAACTAGAACTATCAATTGGGTAGTTAATGTATCAAACGATATTTATTTTAAAAATACATCATTGTTATTGAATGGTGACACTACTCCGTTCATTGCCGACGCTAGTACCAACGCATTTTCATTAACACCGGCCGGTAGTGTTAAGGCGAATGAGTCTAATCCGTTTCAAGATGGTTACTACTCTGGGTATTTTAACAATAGTATTTCAGATGTTATAAAAGTTGCTTCAAATGCAACTGCTTTTGCAATCGGAACCGGAAACTTTACAGTAGAAGGATGGTTCAACAGTGTTGACTATACACATTGGCAGCATTTATTCCATCTTGGCGGAAGCGGCCATTATGGCATTGTATTGTATAGAGACAACAGTAATGATATTATAGTTCAAATTGAAGGTACTACAGTTATAAACTATGCTTTCACTCCTGTGCTTGGAGCTTGGTACCATTTTGCATTAGTGAGAGCAGGTACCGGATCTAATCAAACAACCCTGTACTTAAACGGTGTATCAGTTGCAACAGGAACAAGTACCGGAAATATTTCAGCAGATAACATATTCATCGGCGGACTTGATTGGGGTACGGGTAATAATTGGTCTGGATATATATCTAATGTGCGACTTATTAAAGGTGTAGCACTATATACAGAACAATTCAACCCACCAACCGCGCCATTAACCACTACTGAATCAGCAGTAACATATACCGCACCTGCAACAGTTGACTATCTAGTAGTAGCAGGTGGCGGCGGCGGCGGATATTTAATGGGTGGCGGTGGAGGAGCCGGTGGTATGCTAACTAGCACGGGGTTTGCAGTTGCATCTAATACTGGTTTTGCAGTTGCTGTAGGAGCCGGTGGAGTCGGCGCACTAAGTCAGATTCCCGGAGGATACGGAGGTAGCTCGGCAATCTCTGCCACTACTGATGTGACCTATTCTGGAGTTTTTACTGGAGCCTCATATATACGAAAAGCAGGCGCTGGAGTATTAGCTACTGCTGGTGGTGATCTTACTATTGAAACTTGGATATATTCTAATACGTCATCTATAACAGGATTATATGATGGTGGTCCGGGTGAAGCAGGTATTATACGTAACATTCAGGCAAATATATTTGGTTGGCAAGGAAATGACGGCGCGGGCGCAAATATTACGGGTAAGTTTCCGGTTAGTACCTGGTTTCATCTTGCAATTACATATAGTAGTAGCGGCAGTGTAGTCAAAGCCTATGTCAATGGCGGATTAGTAGCAACCGGAGCTGCCGGAGCATATAGTGTCGGTGCAAATTTTGATATCGGCGCTACCAATGGTACTGCCTCTTTTAATGGTTACTTAAGTAACTATAGAGTAACTAATAGGTTAGTGTATAATGCAAACTTTACACCGCCGATAAGTCCATTAGCTGCGGTAGCTAATACAAGTTACTTAGTATTTAAAAATGCCACTATTATAGATAATTCAACTAATAACTATACTATTACACCCAATCAAGTGACGGTATCCTCAACAGTAATCCCTCCGGTTGGCATACTTGCATTCGGTGGCGGCGGTGGTGGCACTTGGGAATCGGGCGCCGGTCTACCGGGCGGCTCAGGTGGTGGTGGCAGCGCAGCCGAAGGCACCGGCGGTGTCGGCGGCGCCGGTATCACCGGACAAGGCAATGCGGGTGGAGCAGGCGCAGGCGGACGACTAGCTGGTGGCGGTGGTGGTGCCGGCTCAATCGGTGGCATTGCTGGTGCCACAGCAAGCAATGCAGGTAGCGGCGGCATAGGCCTATCCTCTTCTATAACAGGGACACCTACGTACTATGCTGGTGGTGGTGGTGGTGGCACTGACCCCGGCAATACAAGTACCCTCCCCGGTAGAGGAGGTATAGGTGGTGGCGGCAAAGGCGGCGGCTTGGCTATACAGAATACCGCCGGTATGTCTAATTCAGGTGGAGGTGGCGGGGGCGGCGCCAATAATGCCGGTGGTATTAGTTACCTAGGTGCTAATGGTGGTAGCGGTATAGTAGCTATCCGTTATCCCGATAGTTATTCCCCCGCTATCACGACAGGTAAACCAACTGTCATTGTTACCGGTGGCTACAGAATATATGTATTCACTACATCAGGAACCATCAAGTTTAGTACTGCTACAACTCCGTCAGTTCTTTCTAATCAAACAGTTTTATTAACTTGTCAAAGTAATAGATTCATTGATACCAGCACTACTGCATCAGCTATTACAGTTACTGGTACTCCTAAGATTGCTCAAGTTATTCCTTATACTTTGCCTATTAATACTTATGGTAGCGGATACTTCAACGGTACAACTGATTATATTACTACTCCGCTATCAACTAATTTTGACTTTGGAACAGGTGACTTCACTATTGAATGCTGGATTCAACTTCCAACAATACCAACCTCAGGATATTATTCTCCATTGAGTCAATACAGTGGTGCTACCGCGGGAGCAGGATATTGGTCATTGGAGATTGATTTTGGGGCATCGACTAATACAACAGCAATATATTATAATGGGTCTACTAAATTTGATGGTACTAATGCAGCATTTAAAGCAGGCCAATGGTATCATTTAGCTATTGCACGAAGCAACACCGCACTGACATTTTATGTAAACGGTGTAGCATCTGGGTCAATTACCTATACTGGAAAATTTGGCATCAACGATCCTTTTGTTATAGGATGTCAGCCGAGCCCGCGCGGAGGATACACCTTAGGATATATCTCTAATGTTCGTGTAGTAAAAGGCACCGCACTTTACACTGCAGCCTTCACGCCACCGCCCTCTCCGTTAACAGCAGTAACAAATACAGCCTTATTAACATTACAAACTAAACAGTCTCATAACAACAATACATATCAAGATGCAAGTGGCTACAATAATTTACTAACTCCATCAGGTACACCTAGTCAAGGTACATTCTCACCATTCAGTCAAACTGGATGGAGTACGTATTTTAATGGTAGTACGGATTATTTGTCTATGCCCTCAACTGCTAATATTAATGTTAGCACCGGAGACTTTACCGCTGAGTGTTGGTTTTTTACTAGTAATATTGCACAAGCATCTGCCCAGACACTAATATGGCTGAATGGCAACACCAGTGCGTATGCTGGAATTAGATTGGGGCTTGATACTAGTGGTCTTAGTTTTTACATATCAGTAGATGGGTCAACCTGGACAGTCAATACCGGAGCTATCGGTACTGTTGCATCAAATACTTGGTATCATGCAGCGGTAACAAGATCGGGTAATAGTTTCAGGGTATTTTTAAATGGAACACAAGTTGGTACAACTTATACACAAGCCGGCACATTGTATGCAGGAACATTAAATTATATAGGAGCATTAAATTATTCTGCGATAGTTTCTAATCCATATAGACAAATGAATGGTTATATTTCTAATGTTCGTGTAGTAAAAGGAACAGCAGTGTATACTGCAAACTTTACGCCTGCTACAACTCCTTTAACAGCAATAACAAATACAGTGTTACTAACCTGTCAAGATAATAGGTTTATTGATAACTCAGTTTATACTAATAGATTAACGGCTAGTGGCACCCCAAAGATACAAGCATTCAGTCCGTTTAGCCCAACTGCATCATATGATCCTGTACTAAACGGTGGTAGTACTTATTTCAACGGTAGCACTGACTATCTGACTGCTCCTGTAAATACGAGTCTTGCATTTGGAACAGGATCTACAGTTTCTGCAATGACTGCCGAAGCTTGGTTTTACGTTAATACTGCTATAAGTACAGATCAAACAATAATATCACAGTATGCAAGTGGTAGTGCTGGCTGGAGTATTAGAGTATATAGTAGTCTTATGCGAGTGGCCCTAACTGGCGATACTACGTTGATTACGGGAACTACTACACTAGTTCCTTATACTTGGTATCACGTGGCTTTATCTGGGTCTGCCGGTAGTTGGAAATTGTTCTTAAATGGTGTACAGGAAAGTACAACACAAACAAGTTCAGTTACTATGGGTGATGCTGCTGCGGTAACAATAGGTAGATTATCAAACGTATCATACTTTAATGGATATATTAGTAATGTAGTAATAACTAAGGGTGTCGTAAAATACACTGGTAATTTCTACGTTCCAACAGCACTGGTACCAAGAACTACGTCAACTGTACTTTTAGTAAATTCAACAAGTGCAGCTATCACTGATGCATCAGGTAAAAATAATCTGTCAACAATAGGAGATGCTAAAATATCCACTGCGGTTAAAAAGTACGGTACTGGTAGTATGTATTTTGATGGTACTGGGGATTACTTATCAGTCCTTACCAGTACGCAATTGCAATTTGGTACAGGTGATTTCACTATTGAAATGTGGATATATCCAGTAGCGGTTGGTACAGGGTCCTACACATACCCCGTTCTTCTAGCATGCGGCTCCGGAGACGGCGCAGCGGCAGGTGAATTTTCAATATATATAGCTCATCCGTCTGGGCAGAATATGGTATATTATTATACATCACCTGGTGCATATATTAACGGCGGAACCAACCCGGCTACCGGGACCTGGAGTCATGTTGCATTGGTTAAAAGCTCAGGTACACTAAAATATTTTGTTAACGGGGTACAACAATGGACTGTTGCTATGGCCTCTGCCATGGGAAATAACACAAGTACCTGGTCTATTGGTACTAGAACTGGCAATTTAGCTCAATGCATGTTTAACGGTTATATAGATGATTTAAGAATTACACAAGGTGTTGCACGTTATACAGCTACCTTTACTCCACCAACATCGGCGTCTGTGACACGATAACCATAGCATAAATATACAAGAGAATCAATACATGGCACTTACAAAGTTACAACCGTTCAACATAGACACTACTGGTAGTTATGCCTTTGCCAACGTTACTGCAACAAACGCTAACTTAGGCAATGCAGTTACCGCTAATTTCTTCATCGGCAACGGTAGTTTGTTGACTGGGCTTACTTCATCTAGTTCAAATTACGCTAACTATACTGGTACTGTAGCATTTTCTGCACAGCCAAACATCACTTCGGTAGGTACATTAACTGGATTAACTAGTAATGGGGTAGTGGATCTAGCGAATACAAGCAACGTCTCCCTAGGTGCAGTCGGTAATTTACATATATCAGGTGGCACTAGTGGTTATTACTTGACTACTGATGGTTCGGGGAATCTAAGCTGGGCCACACAATTAGGATATGCAGCATCGTATATAAGTAATGGTACTAGTAACGTCAGTGCCCCTGCAGTAAACGGTAATTTTAATATTAGTATCGGTGGCGTTGCTAATGTAGTAGTAGTAGCGAGTAATGGAATGTCTGTTAAAGGCAATATTGATTTAGGCGCAAACTATATTAAAGGTAATGGATACTACTTAACAAATATTGATGCAGGAACTGCTAATACTGCTAATGCGTTAGCGGTGGGTAATAGTTCAATTACAATTTCACCTAACAGTAATATTTCACTAACGGTAGCCGGTACTGCTAACACAGCAGTATTCACTAGCACTGGTGCAAACATCAAAGGTTATGCAAACGTAACGGGTAACGTATCTGCTCCGTACTTCATTGGTAATGGTGCATTCTTAACTGGTGTTGATGTAACACCTAGCAACATGTCTAATGGCAATAGTAATGTAAGCATTGCTATTAGCGGAGGAAATGTAATTACATCAGTTAACGGTACTGCTAACGTACTGATTGTCGCTAAAACTGGCGCAAACATTTCAGGTTATGCAAACGTAACGGGTAACGTATCTGCTTCTTACTTCATCGGTAATGGTTCACTATTGACAGGTGTTGCTACTAACCCGGCTAATATTTCAAACGGTACGAGTAACATAAATATTCCATCATTGAATGGTAATGTTACAATAGGTGTCACTGGCAATGCCGATGTGATAACTATCACTGGAATCGGGATTAATGTTGCTGGTTATGCAAACGTAGCAGGTAACGTAAATGCATCATACGTTAAGGGCAATGGTTATTATTTAACTGGACTACAGATCACCACTGCAACTGTATCAAATGGTTCTAGTAACGTAAGTGTTGATGCCGTTAACGGCAATATTACTATGGGCGTTTCAGGCAATGCCAACGTAGTAACAGTGTCTGGAACAAGTATCATTGTTGCGGGCAATGCAAACATAAGCGGGCAGTATGTTTCAACAGTTGTAACCGGCACAGCGCCACTAGCAGTAACTTCAACTACTCAAGTAGCTAACTTGAATGCAGCTACTGCCGGCACAGTTATAACGGCAGCACAACCAAATATCACTAGTCACGGTACATTAACTGGTTTGACAAGTAACGGCGTTGTTAATTTTGCTAATACTAGTAATGTTACACTCGGTGACGCTGGCAATCTGCACATTGCAGGCGGCACAACCGGTTACGTACTACAAACAGATGGCTCAGGTACACTAAGTTGGGCAGCACCCGGTGGCGGCACAACTGGTGCTGCTATAAGTAACGGTACTGCTAACGTAAGGGCTTTCTTAAACGGCAATGTCACTGTATCTAGCGCAGGCAATGCCAATGTAATGACAGTTACTGGTTCGGCAGTAACCGTTGTAGGTAATGTAACTGCTAACTATTTTGTTGGTAATGGTGCATTCTTAACAGGTGTGGATGCAGCAAGTACTACTGTGAATGGTAATAGTAATGTAGCTATACCAACAGCAGGTGGCAGTGTAATTACATCAGTTAATGGTACTGCTAATGTGATGATTGTTACTAAGACTGGTGCAAATATTGCAGGTTATGCAAACATAACAGGTAACGTGACTGCCCCGTTCTTCATTGGTAATGGTGCAGCATTAACTGGTATTGCTCTCATGTCAAGTGGCACGAGTAACTTGATAGTTACTACAAATGGTAACATAAGTACCTCAGTTAACGGTAACGCTAATATAATAGTAGTCACTGGCACTGGCGCAAACGTTGCAGGACATGTTACTGCAACTAGCAATGTTAGTGGTAGTAATGTCAGCGCAACCGGGCAACTAATCTCAACATTAGCCTCAGGTACTGCCCCGTTATTAGTATTGAGTACAACTCAAGTAGCAAATCTCAACGCAGCAGTTGCCGGAGTCGTAACGACAAATGCTCAACCAAACATCACCTCAGTAGGCACATTAACTGGGATAACAAGTAACGGTGTTGTTAATTTAGCCAACACAAGTAATGTAACATTAGGTGCAGCTAGCAATTTACATATCGCTGGCGGAGCGAACGGACAAGTTCTAACAACATATGGTAACAACACGGTATACTGGGCTACTTCAGCAGCAGGCACTGGCGGTGGCGGCTCTAATATACTCAATGGTACTAGTAATGTAAGTATAGACCTTAGTGGTGGCAATGTAACTACCTCAGTGAATGGAAATGCAAACATATTTGTTGTTTCATCAACTGGGGTGAACGTTACAGGATACGCAAACATCACTGGTCCCGCCAACGTAGCAGGAAATTTATCACTAACCGGAAGTCGTAATGACTTAGGTTCATTAAGTAACTTAACTATTCCCGGTGGCTCGTCTGGATACGTGTTATCCACTAACGGTTCCGGAAATCTATCTTGGGTAGGTCAATCAGGCGGGGGCGGAGGCGCAACAGGTGCTATACAAGAATTTGTAGCTACTGAAGACCAGACAACATTCACTGTTCTAGGCGGGTATAATGTTGGGTCTGTGTTAGTATTCGTTAACGGTATTCAAATGAACAACAATGACTATGCTGCTTCAAACGGTGCTACTGTTGTATTAGTTGACGCTAGAAATGTAGGTGACATCGTTAGAATTATTTCTAGTATGGTTAGTCCAGCAATTAATATCAACTCTATTCAATCTTTTGCAATCGCAATGAGTATTGCAATGGGTATGTAACACGTAGATAAATATCTGATAAGGAAGAATTATGGCAAAAACGTTAGCAACATCGTACACATTTACACCAGGCGCAAGCAATGTAGGAACAATACAAATTCCAGGTAATGTGCGGTTGGAACAATTATTGGTAATTACCAATACGACTAGAAATACAATCATATATAACTTTGCAGATGCAAGTTATGCAGGCACAACAGTAGACGTTGTGCTTGAAAATTCTGAATCAATTCCAAATTTACTTCAGAGATCAGGTGGATATACTATTATCACCTTAGGTGCTAGTACAGTTGGACAACTAAGTACTGATTCTCTACAGATTTTTTATGAAGAAATTGAAAATGGCGTAACAGTCCGCCCGTGGTTTTTTGGTACTGACGCAATTGAGCGTATGCGTGTGTCAACCCCGCAGTCAATGATTGACGCTGACTTTGAATATGGCTTGCAACCTACTAAGTGGGCAGGCTACGGGTTGATGCGTGGCTACCCTTCTATCTATGAATACCCTGGCATTGATTTAACTGCTACTGCTATCACGACTGATTATACTACCACTAGCACAAGCAATAGTTTGATAAGAATTACTACTTCAGGTGCACATGGCCTTGTTGCGGGACAAGCTCTTAATATTACCGGACTGAATTCAGCAATTGCCGGCTTCAGTCGTGCTGACGGAAACTATATCGTATACGATGTTCCTACTACTACATCAATTCGTTATTTTGCTAATGGCGTAGTCGGTACAGTCACCGGCCAAAGTTTGTATACTGATTTTACGTTACTGAAGAAAGGTAACGTATATACCGGAGCTAGTTTAGCTGCTACTACTGCTACTAGTAGCGGAGCTAATCCATCAGTGATTACAGTAAATTTTAGTTCAAATCACGGTCTAGTTCCTAACTGCCCTATCTACTGTAGTATGACAGGTGGAACAAATCCTTTACTAGCTACTGGTCAGTTTGTTATTTCTAGTGTCCCCACACTAACTAGTATTGTGTTTACTGCAAGAACCGGCGGCATTGTAACTCCCGGTACTCCTACTATCTATGCGCTTTCAAATAGCTCAGTTGTTCATCGTCCGTTTGACGGTGGCGTACTGATTAGTTGTAAAACCCCTACATTTGGTGCAAGTACTGTACGTGTAAGTAAAAAATATTTTAGATATCAATCAGGTAAGGGTTTGTTATGGTCTACTGGTACAATATTTAGACCTAGTTATGATGTACAGTCAATAGGAGCAGATGGGACTATCATTGGTTCAATTATCACTTGCAAAACTGATGATGTGGATCATGGGTTACAAATAGGTGCAGAGATAACTCTTACTGGTGTAGCAACAAGCGGCTACAATGGTTCATATATTGTATCCAACATCATAGATGATTACACTTTCACATTTTTATCAACTAGCGTATTGGGTGCAGTTGAACCGGTACTAGATTTAGTATCCTCAATCAGTGTAACTAACTGGCACGGTGCAGTTGCACGTGCAGGATGCTTTGACGATCAAAATGGTATGTTCTGGGACTATACCGGTACAATACTATCAGTTGTCAGACGCAGAGCTACTCAACAGCTATCCGGAACACTATCAATTAATGCAAACTCTAATGTTGTAACTGGTAATAATACTAGATTCACTCAACAAGTCAAGGTTGGTGATAAAGTTGTCATTCGTGGCATGACACAGTATGTGACTCAAGTTTCAAGTAACACTTCAATGACTGTCACTCCTGACTACAGGGGCGTATCTAACGCATCAGGTGTCAAAGCCTCAGTAGTTCAAGAAACTCGTGTTAAGCAAAGTGATTTTAATATTGATAAGCTAGATGGTACCGGACCTAGTGGATACGTCATTAACCCTAGTAAAATGCAAATGATGGGACTGCAATATACATGGTACGGCGCAGGCTTTATTGACTTCATGTGTCGCGGCAGTGATGGTAATTGGGTCTATGCTCACCGCATGAAGAATAACAACGTTAACACTGAAGCGCACATGCGTACAGGTAACTTGCCAGTTCGTTATAGTATTGACAATGACGGAAGTCCTGCATTATGCTACTTAACCGCGGATGTCACTGACACTACAACAACACTGGCAATCAACGACACAACGTATTTCCCAAGTGCTGCTACAGTATACATTGATAATGAAATGATTAGCTATACCGGTAAAACAGCGACAACCTTCACCGGATGTACCCGTGCTGCTACATTGACACAGTGGGTATCTGGATCATTCAGAGAAGGTGCTGCAGGCGCGGCAGCTGCGCACACTGCGAATACCGGTGTTATCTTAGTATCTAATACATGTAGCCCAACACTAACTCACTGGGGTAGTGCTTTAATATGTGACGGTTTGTTTGATCAAGATCGTGGGTACATCTTTAACTATCAGCGTCCTGCAGTTTCAATTACTACAGTCGCAACAACTATGTTCTTGATTCGTCTAGCACCAAGCGTTAGCAACTCACAGATCGGTGATTTAGGAGCAAAAGATTTATTGAACAGAAGTCAGTTGTTACTTAATTCAGTGGGTATACAAACCTATAGTGGGGCATCAAGTCCCGGATCAGTTATTGTTGAAGGTATTTTAAATCCAAAGAACTTCAATAGTGCTACTTGGACATCATTGAACTTAGAAAGTCAAGGTGGTCAACCTAGTCTTGCGCAAGTTGCTACAAGCGTATCTTGGTCATCGGGTAGTTTTGCTATTCCAGGAGAACAGGTATTTGCGTTCTCAGCAACTCCCAATAATGATAGTAAACTTGACCTACTAGAACTAAAAGAATTAACAAATAGCCCATTCGGCGGAGTTGGCGCATATCCAAACGGTCCGGACATTTTAGCTATCAACGTTAGAATTGTTTCAGGAACAGCAATTGCAACCACGCTTCTACGCTGGGGCGAAGCACAGGCTTAATATAACAGGAAAAAACAATGAGTGTAGCTAGTCAATTATCTTTTGGAAATGCCGCGGTTTTAACTAGCGGTACTTTACCCGGTGATCGTGGTGTAACCGCAAGCGATGACTTGTCATCGTTTATCGCATATAACGGTAGCAACGTCGCCAATGGACAATTTAATAATAGTACTACTGATCCGGTTGATACTAGTAGATTAAACTATAACGGTAATCTTCATGCTACTAATTTAGTTGCGACTAGCGGCATCAGCGGCCCAGTTAAACCAAGAGTAGTAGTTATAACAGATGCAACATCTGTCACCATGAACGCTGATGTAACTGACATTGCATCACAGATTAATACGCAAGTCGCAGGTATATTAACTATCAATGCAGTAACCGGGTCATTCTTTGATGGGCAAAAAATTATATTCAGAATACAGTCTATTAACATTCAAGAATTTGCATGGAATATTATCTTTGCTGGATCTGCTGATTTAGCATTGCCAACCGTGTCTACAGGTAGTGATAAATATGACTATATGGGTTTCATATATAATAGTGCAACTAACAAATGGCATTTATTAGCTAAGAACTTTGGCTTTTAAACTTTAAGGAAATAGAATATGGCAGATATTATCAATCGCATCGGTGAACAAGTACAAGTGATCTTTGAAAAAGGTGAAGGAGCTCAACTTTACCGAGATGCAATATGGATGGCACAAACAGAATACGATGCAACATCTAGTGCATCTATTGATGCAATTAAGCAAGAAAGATATGACAGCTGGTTAGCTATTATTAATGCTATGCCAACTGAAGAAGTTCCCGTAACAGAAACTCCAATAGTATAACATATGGCAAATAAATACCGGTCAATGAAACAAGCGGGTCAGGGGTAAAGTATGGCAGTATCATTTGTTGCTGCCGGTGCTGTAGCCGGAGGAGTAAATCCTACAGTAGCAGTTCCTGCAGGATTTATTCAAGGAGACTTGCTTCTAATTACTGTCACTGGTTCAAGTACGGTTGCAACTCCGGCTGGTTGGACACAAACTCGCTCACAAGGTGGGCAAATGTATGTGGTCATTCTCTCTAAAATTGCAACTGGTACAGAAACAGCAGTAGCACTAACAAACTTAACCGGCGCTAACTCTATTGCAGTTATGCTTGCTTATCGTGGCGCAAGCGCAGTTGATGTAACTAGTGGTTATGTTTATAAACCAACTCTTTCTCTAGGCCCTATAACTACTTCTTCACAAACAACAAACACTTATGCCAATGAACTTCAAGTTAGTGTTTTTGCTGCTACCAACACAGGAGGCAACTGGACAGCGCCCGGTTCCCCTACTACAACTCGTGTCAATGCATCGTCCAATACAACTTCTAACGGTTTGTTAATTGTAGATGAGACTCAAGCAGCAGCAGGCCTTAGTACCATTAGATCCGCAACAATAGATGTTCTAACCCAGCTGACTGGTTTTACATTCTCCATCATACCCAGCGGCCGCTATTGGGTAGGCGGCACTGGAACATGGGATGCTACAACAACTAACTGGGCATTCTCATCAGGTGGTGCAAGTGGTGCTCCTGCCCCGAAGGTGTCTGATTCTGTAACATTTGATCAAGCTGGTACTTATACTGTCACTATGACAGGTGCTTTAACATGCTTTGGTATGACTGTTAGTGCCAGCGCACCCACATTTACATCCACAGGTACACTTACAAATTCTGGTTCTATGTCATTAGATGCGGGAACAGTTTGGAGTGCCACTGGTCTGCTAACATTCAACTCTACCACTTCGGGTAGAACAGTAACCGCTAACACAGTAGCAATTAGTAGTCCGATAACATTTAATGGAGTAGGCGGGGCATGGACTTTAGGTAGTGCATTAACTACTGGAGCAGCGGTCACCACCACATTAACGAATGGTAGCCTTTTATTAAATGGGTTTAATTTAACTACTGGTAGTTTCAGTTCCAATAACACAAACATTCGGGCAATTGCATGGGGTACAAATAGTATATATTTGACACACACTACTGCTGCGCAGACTGTATTGGATATGGCTGTTCTTACTAATTATAGTTCTACTGGATCACCGTCATTTGTTAGTGATGCATCAGTAACCAGAACTTATACGTTTGGAACTACAGGTGGCACATCAGCGAAGTCCCCTGACTTAGCATTAACTGGTAGTGGTACAGCAGTACAAACATTCACAACAGGTAGTTGGTTTGGTTTATTGAATTTTGGTACTACTGCATTTAATCCGGGAACAACGGCATTAAACTTGGATGGATTAACATTATCAAGTGGTGGTACATTTACTACTTTAACGCCGACAATGGTAGGAACTGGTACTATTATTTCCAATGGCAAACCTCTACCGACATTAACTATTAATAGTATATCAGGTACTACAACATTAGGAGATGCACTCACAACAGTTAACACCGCTACTACTACATTGACAAGCGGCACTCTTGCATTAGCTAGTTTTACATTAACAACTGGTATATTCAGTTCGTCTAATACTACTATCCGTGCAATTGCATTTGATACAGGTAATATTGTATTAGCGCACCCTACTGCCGCTACTACAGTATTGAATATGGCAATTGTAACTAATCTTACAACAACCGCAACTACTGGTGGATTTGTCACTGCGGCATCAATCACCCGCACATTTACTTTTGGAACCACTAGCGGCACATCAATTAATGCACCTAACTTAGCTATTACTAGTGGTGCTGCAATACCTACTATCACAACTAACAGTTGGTTTAATACGTTAGACTTTACCGGTAGCACATGTACCCCTGCTGCAACTACAGTTAACGTGTCTACATTAACATTGGCATCAGGTGGTACATATACAGCTTTAATACCGTCGTTCACTAGAACACAGACGTGGACAAGTCAATTCAGTAAACAATTAGGAGGTATGGTATTTAACTTAAGTGGCGGAACACTAACTTTAGACGGCACCCCAACGTTTGTTCCTACTGCTGCATTCACCCTAACTGCTGGCACATTGAATTTAACTGGTGATTTAACTATTGGAACATTCAGTTCGACTAACACTAACACTCGTTCAATAACTTTCGGTACCAGTAGCATTATATTGTCAACTACTACTGCGGCAGCAACTAACCTGAACATGGCAACTGCTACTGGGTTTAGTTGTACAGGCACCGGTGGATTCAACGCAGCAGCAAATATAACAAGATCATTTACATTTGGTACTACAGGCGGCACATCAGCGAACGCTCCTAACTTAACATTTACTACTGGTACCGCAATACAAACTCTTACTACTGCTAGTTATTTTAATAAACTAGATTTTGGTACTACTGCATTCGTGCTCCCTGGCACTGGATTGAATGTCAACGATTTGGTACTATCAACTGGTGGAACATATACCAGTTTGACACCTACAATGGTTGGTAGTGGTACTATAGTTTCTAATGGTAAACCTATCAGTGGATTAGTTATCAATACTTTGAGTACGTTTTATCTACCAAGTAACTTGCCGTTTGGCGCAGCAACTTCTAGCATCAACTTGAATTCAGGTACATTCGATTTGAATGGTAGAGATTTAACTATAGGTTCATTTACTGCATCTAGTACCTTAGCCCGTTCAATTGCGTTTGGTACTAATAAAATTATATTAGCAACTACCGCGGCAGGAACAAACGTATTATCAGTAGCGAACGCTAGTAACTTCACTTACACCGGCACTGGACAGTTTGAAAGTGATGCCTCAGTAACACGATCATATATATTCGGCACTAGTGGTACTGCCCCTACTGCAGCCAACGCACCTAAGATAAAGCTAACTGGCACTGGCGCTGGTATAGCAACATTCTCAACTGGTAGTTGGTTTAACACTCTTGATTTTGGTACTACTGCATTCGCAGTTCCTACTACATCAGTGAACGTCAGCACTATTATCTTAAATACCGGCGGCACTTATACTGGTTTAACTATAGTAGGAATTGGCACCGGCAGTGTAACTACTGCTGGTAAAACAATTGCAGCATTGACTGTCAATAGTACAGCAATTACTACTTTAAATGATGCATTAACCACTGTTGTCACCGGTACTACTACTCTAACAAGTGGCACATTAAATCTTAATGATTTTACACTGACCACTGGTATATTCAACACAAACGGCATTATTGTTCGTTCAATTGCATTTGGTACAGGCAACATCGTATTAACACATACTACTGTTGCGGTTGTGGTGTTAGAAGTATCAGATGCTACTAACTTTAGTTACACTGGAACGGGCGGGTTTGTTACAGGAATGAACGTTACTCGCACATTACGATTTGGTTATATCGCAGGTGGTTCATCAACTAATGCACCTAATCTATCTATCACTAGTGGAGCAGAAGTTCCGACATTTACTAATGGATCATGGTTCAACACTTTAAATTTTACTGGTAGTACGTGTACCCCGGCAATGTCTGCGATTACTCTAGGTATATACGTCAGTACATTGACTCTAGCAACAGGCGGAACTTACACTGGACTAATTCCTGTATTCACTAGAACACAAACTTGGTCAAGTCAGTTCAGTAAACAACTAGGCGGCATTGGATTTAACTTAGGCAGCGGAACACTAACATTAGATGGCACACAGACATATACTGCAACATCAATATTTTTACTAGTTCTTGGTACTTTAGACTTAGGTAGCAGCGATCTAACTATAGGTACATTCAGTTCTACTAATACCAACACTCGTTCAATAAGTTTTGGTTCTAATAATATTATATTAGCGACTACTACCGCAGCCGCAGTAAACCTTAATATAGCGACTGCTACTAACTTCACTTATATCGGTACTGGTGGATTCGTGGCAGCAGCAGATATTACTAGAACGTTTACCTTTGGTACGACCGGAGGAACAACTAACAACTCACCTAACTTAACATTTACTACAGGCGTTGCTATTCAAACACTGACTAGTAGTAGTTGGTTTAATAAACTAGACTTTGGTACTACTGCGTTTAATCCAGGAACAACTACATTAAATCTTGATAGTTTAGCTCTTTCATCGGCCGCAGGCGTTTATACTACCATGACTATAAACATGGTTGGTACTGGAACTATCAAATCTAATGGAAATGCGACTTTAGCAATATTGAATATCAATTCAGTGTCGGGTACTACTACATTGGTAGATGCATTCTCATTGACCGCAGGCGGAACCACTACATTAACAACAGGTATATTAGATTTAGGTGGATTCACGTTAACAACTGGTGTATTCAGTTCAACTAATACAAATGAGCGTTCAATAATATTTGGTTCTACTAATATTGTATTGACTAATACTATTGCAGGTAATAGTGCTCTAGTAATGGCTATTGCTACTAACTTTACTTATACTGGCACAGGCGCCTTTACTAGCGCAATGACAACTTCTAGAAGATTTGACTTCGGTCGTTCTGGTGGAGCCACATTAACTAATGCACCCAATTTGTCAATCACTAGTGGTGCTAGTGAAGTTCTGATGTACACTGGAAGTTATTTCAAAACTGTTGACTATACCGGTAGTACAAGTACGGTAGCCGGTAGTAGCACCGGAGTAACTGGAAGTTTTAACACACAGTCGTTAATTTTAGGTGATGGCACCTACACTCTCATGACTATAAACATGGTTGGAATGAGTACTATTAATGGTAACAGTAAATCAATCGCGGCATTAACTATAAACCATGACAGTACTACAAGTTTAGTCGGAACGGTTACTGTGGTCGGCACTACTACATTTGGCGCCACTTTAGCTCCTACATTAGATTTGAATGGCTATGATTTGACAACCGGATCGTTTGCTTCGTCTTATAATACGGTACGTTCAATAATTTTTGGCACTAACTATATAGTAACTACTACCGCCGGCATAGATATGCCAATTGCTGACAACTTCACTTATACAGGCACCGGCGGATTTAAAGGTAGTATGGGCGTAGCCCAATCGTTCAATTTTGGTAGCACATCCGGCGCCGATACCTCCAATGCGATTAATTTATTTGTAGCATCGGGTAGTGCTCCATTTGATTCGGTAAACAATAGTTGGTTTAAGAAACTTGACTTTACTGGTAGCACTGGCACAAGTGCTCCTGCTATTATAAATGTAAATGAGTTAATATTATCCAGTAGCGGTACATATCTTGCATTAACTGCAAATATGTTTGGACCTGCTAGCACTATCAGCGGTAATGGTAAGTCAGTAAACACGTTTACTATTCCTACTACAGGGACAACTACCCTACTAAGTGCATTGGGAGTCAATGCTCATACTCAGTTGATAAACACTACTTTAGATTTAGCTGGGTTTGCATTTACCTCACTGGGGGTAATCAATTATAATGGTGGAGTAATACTTAATTTTGGAAATATTAGTTGTACTACTTTTACGCTCAACGGACCTACTCTAGTACTTGACAGTGGATCTATAAATTGCAGCATTAGTTTTGTAATTAACTCAGGTTCATATACATTGGCTGCACTAGGATCGATGGGCCCAACTCCTCTATTCACTCATACATCAGGTGATGTGATATTTGGTAAAGATTATAGCCTCACTACTACTGGTATTTATGCACTGACAAGTGGTACACTAGACTTAGGTGGGTTTACATTAACAACTGGTATCTTTAGTTCATCTAATGCTAACACTCGTGCAATTGCATTTGGTTCGGGTAGCATTGTATTAACAAATACTGTTACTAATATTAATTGTTTGTCAATGGCCGATGCTACTAACTTCTCATATACCGGTATAGGTGGATTTGTTGCCGCTGCAGATATAGTTGGTAGAAGATTTGATTTTGGTCGCACCGCAGGTGGTACTGATTCTAACGCACCCAATTTGTCTATTACTAGTGGTTCTAATGAAATATTGTTTTTTTCAACCAGTTGGTTTAATAAACTTGATTTGACTGGTAGTACTTGTATTGTATCTGGGTCTGCTACTGGTACACTCGTAACATTAAATCTTAAATCATTAACTCTTGGTGGTGCTGCATCATATGCTAACTTGACTGCAAATATAGTTGACACTGGTACTATTAACGGTAACGGTAAATCAATGTTCGTATTAGTCGTCAACCACATTGGTACTACAACTTTTACTGGATCCTTGACAGTTTCAGGAACATATACTCAAACATCAGGTGATATTGATTTTGGTACATATAATTTAACCTGCGCAGGTGCAATAGCTTACACATCTGGTACATACGCTAATACTGGTATAATTTCTTGCACTACTTTTACTGTTAACGGTAACTTCACTCTTACCAACGGTACACTTACTCCTAGCACTAGCTTCATATTAGCGTCAGGTACATTTGAATATGTCGGTGGTACGTTAAGTCCGGCACCGGCATTCATTCATACTTCAGGCGTCGCAACTTTTTCTAAAGCGTATGCGCTCACTGCTACCGGTACGTATACATTGACTGCTGGATACATAGTTTTAAACGGTTACAACTTAACTACTGGTATATTCAGTTCAAGTAACGCAAATATTCGTGAAATAAGTTTTGGTCTCAATGATATTATTCTCGCAACTAGTACAGCAGCCGCAGTAAACCTTAATATGTCAACTGCTACTAATTTTAGTTGCACTGGTATCGGCGGCTTTAGAGCAGCAGCAGATATAACACGGACTTTTGCTTTTGGTAACACCATTGGCGGTACAACAGCTAATGCACCTAACTTAACTTTTACTACTGGTGCAGCAGTGCAAACTCTTACCACTGCTAGTTGGTTTAACTCACTAAATTTTGGCACTACTTCATTCAATCCAGGTACAACTACATTAAATCTTACTACTCTGTTGTTATCTATTAATGGCACGTACACCGCACTATCACCTAATATGATCGGTACTGGTACCATCAATACTGCCGGTAAAACAATCGGATCATTTACTGTTAACACACTTGGTACAGTTACATTAGCTAGCAACATACAATGTGCAAATTACTTCCAATTAGATGGATTCATTGATTATCAAACCTATACTATAAATAGTACAGGAGCAATGTCCTATACTGGTGGAACGTTGACCGATGCTACTATTACTTGCGCTAGTGTCACTATCTCAACCGGAGTATTTTCATTCATTAGCGGCGTAATAAATACTCCTACTTTTACTGTAGCATCTGGTACATTTAATTATGTTGGTGGAGATTTGTCTTCGGTGACAAATTTTACACACACTAGCGGTACTGTTAATATGACTAGTGACTTGACCTTAGCACCAAACAGTACTTACACGTTCACTGCTGGTACACTAGCAATGAATGATTTTACGTTGTCTACTGGTATATTCAGTTCAACTGGTATCATTGCCCGTTCTATATTATTCGGTACGGGTAATATTATGTTAACTCACACAACAGCAGCACAAACTGTACTGTCAATGGCAGACGCTACTAATTTCAACTATACCGGGACTGGTGGATTTAGAACAACAGCAGATGTGACCAAAACATTTACAGTTGGTAGTACTTTGGGTGCTAACTTTAACAATGCACCTAGCTTGGCAATCACTAGTGGTAGTGCTGTACCAACTATTACAACTAACAGTTGGTTCAAAGTATTAGATTTTACCGGCAGTACTTGTACCCCGGCTGCAACTACCGTCAATATAGATACGCTACTGCTTGACGCTACTGGAACTTATACTGGATTGATCCCTTGCTTTACTAGAACACAAACTTGGACTAGTCAGCACAGTAAACAGTTAGGTGGTATCGGGGTGAACAGACTTTTCACTACTGTTACGCTAGACGGCACTCAAACATATACTGCAACTTCAGTGTGCTCAGTGATAGCAGGTACGTTAGACTTAGGTGGGTATGATTTAACAATTGGGTCATTCATTAGTTCAGGCACAAGTATTCGTTCAGTTGTGTTTAAAAATACTAATATTATTTTGAACACTACTACTGCGGGCGCAGTGCTGTCAGTAGCTGATGCTACTAACTTTAGTTATACTAGTATCAGCGGAGGCTTTGTGTCTGATGCTACTATAGCAAGAACATATCAATTTGGCAGCACCCTCGGTGCTAGCACGGCGAATGCACCAAACTTATTAATTAATAGCGGAACAGCAATACCGTCTATTACAACTAATAGTTGGTTTAATACTCTTGACTTCACTGGTAGTAGTTGCACCCCTGCAGCAACAGTAGTAAATGTCAATAACCTAACGTTATCTAGTGGCGGCACATTTACTGGTATTTCAGCAACCATGCGGTCTAATGGTATAATCACACCTAATGGCAAGAGCATAGCAGCATTAGTTATAAATCATACTGATTTAGGAACTACTTCATTAGCGGGGGCACTAACCTGCACTACGCATACATACACTACTGGTAACATTGACTTCAATAATTTTAACTTGACCGGAACTGTTGCCATCTATTCTAGCGGCTCATTCTCTAACATTAATGTTTTTGTTTGCACTTCGTTTAATATTGCTGGAAATTTTGTACTTGATAATGGTATCATCACTCCGAGTTCAGCTATTACCTTAAATTCAGGATCACTTACTTACCTTGGTGGAACAATAAGTCCGGTAGCTACGTTTAATCATAATGCAGGTACGGTGACACTAGGTAAGAGTTACGCTCTCACCGTGAATGGTACATATACATTAACTGCTGGCTCATTGAATTTGAATAACTATAATTTGAGTACTGGTATATTCAGTTCGACCGGTATCGTTGCCCGCTCAATTGAATTTGGTACAGGTAATATTACACTGACACATACTACTGTCGCTACTACTGTTCTGTCAATGGCAGTTGTTACTAACTTTACTACATCAGGTACTGGTGGATTTGTCACTGCGGCATCAATCACCCGCACATTTACTTTCGGAACCACTGGAGGCTCTGAGACAAATGCAGTGAGCCTAGCAATTACTAGTGGTAGTGCTGTACCAACTATCACTACTAACAGTTGGTTTAATAAGTTAGACTTTACTGGTAGTACCTGCGCACCGATTGCAGCAGCGGCGTACGTGAACACCTTGATATTGGCCACAGGTGGCGATTATACCGGTTTGGTAGCTAGATTTACTAGAACACAAACTTGGTCAATGCAATATGGTAAACAACTGGGTGGCATGGGGTTTAACCTGGCTGGCGGTACGCTTACATTAGATGGTACACAAACATTCCCTGCTATTTCCAGCTTTTTATTGCAGGCAGGAAAATTAAATTTAGGTGGATATGATTTCTCAATTGGAACATTTAGTGCCAACAGTACCGCCGAATTGATTGCATTTGGCACCAACAATATTGTATTGACTACTACTGCTACACTAGTAACAGCTCTTAACTTTGGCAATGCTACCAACTTTACCTGCACTGGCACCGGTGGATTTGTAATACCGGCGGATAGGGAAAGAACATTTGTTTTTGGTACTACCGGTGGCACTAGTGCCAACGCTCCTAACTTGACATTTACTGGTTCAGGTACCGCTATACAAACATTGACTACTGGTAGCTGGTTTAATAAACTTGATTTTGGTACTACTGCATTTTCCCCCAGTGTAACTACATTAAACTTAAACGGGCTGACATTATCCAGTGGCGGCGGCAGCTATACTGCTTTGATTGTAAACCTGGTTGGCAGTGGCATTATTATAGGTAATGGCACTGCATCATTAGGCGGGCTAACTATCAATCATTCGGCCACCACTACACTGGGTGGAAATTTTGCAGTAAACTATGTGTTGAATTGTTCGGTCACGTTAACTAGTGGGACACTGGCGCTAGCTGGGTATACATTAACAACTGCTGCTTTCATTTCGACTAACACAAACACAAGATCAATTGCGTTTGGTACCGGCAATATTGTTTTATCAGTCCCTAGTGGATCAGCAGTGCTGAATTTAGACATGGCAGATGCTACTAACTTTACTTGTACTGGTACTGGTGGATTTACTAGTGCAATGTCAGTAGATAGAACATTTACATTCGGCAGTACAACAGGCGGCTCTGTAAGTAACGCACCAAACTTATCTATTACTAGCGGTGCTGCAATACCAACAATTACCAGTGGTAGCTGGTTTAACGCACTTAATTTTACAGGTAGTACTTGTACACCCGCAGCAACTACGGTAAACGTGTCTACATTGACATTAGCTACCGCCGGCACTTACACTGGATTGACTCCATTATTCACTAGAACACAAACATGGACCAGTCAATACAGTAAAACATTAGCTGGCATTGGTTTTAATTTAATTGATGGAACACTAACACTAGATGGAACACAAACTTACAGTGCGACTGGTAGTTTTAGTTTAGTTGCTGGTACATTGAATTTAGGTGGTGTTAATCAAACATTTGGTAGATTTATTTCAAATACTACTGACACTCGTTCAATTGCTTTTGGTACTAACAATATTATATTAGCAACTACTACTGCTGCCGTAGTAAACCTTAGTATGCCAACTGCTACTAATTTTAGCTACACTGGTACCGGTGGATTTACTAGTGCAATGAGTGTAGCTAGAACATTTAATTTTGGATCTACTGCGGGGGGCACATCAGTCAATGCACCTAACCTATCATTGACTAGTGGCGCCTCAATACCAACATTCATATCCGGTAGTTGGTTTAATACTTTAAACTTTACCGGTAGTTCTAGCACACCGGATGTGGCTACATTGAATCTCAACAGTTTAACACTGCCCGGCACCGGAACATATACCAATCTAACGGTAAATATGGTTGGTAATGGTACTATCAACGGCAATAGTAAAACTATTGGAGCACTAACTGTCAACTCTAATAACCCTAACACAACAGAACAATATAAAGTTGTTACTTTCAATAGTTCCGGGTCAATAACTTTCCCTGCATCTAATGCACCACCTACAGTTGAATATCTAGTAGTTGGCGGGGGAGGCGGGGGAGGCGGCGGCGCCCAGCGTGGTGGCGGAGGTGGCGGTGCCGGCGGATTAGTAGCGGGAACATCTTCGATAACTAGTGGGATAAGTTACCCGGTTACTGTTGGTAGCGGCGGAGCCGCTACCGTAATAGCCGACAGTGCGGGTGCTGTCGGAACTGCATCATCTTTTTCTGGAGTTACAGGAAACGGCGGTGGCGGTGGTGGCTATCAGGATATCAACGGCCCAACTACTGGTGCCTGCGGTGGCGGTGGCTCGCAGAACGGCAATCAAGCAGGTGCAGCCGGAAATCAAGGATATGGCGGCGGCCAAGGCTTCGATGGCGGCACTCCTGGCCCGTGGCGCGGCGGCGGTGGCGGCGGAATGGGAGCCATCGGCGACAATGGCAGCGTTGGCGGCGCAGGCGGTGTGGGTCTATTAAACTCTATATCCGGAACATCTAGTTATTACGCCGGTGGCGGTGGCGGCGGTGCGCAGAGTACTTCGGCCGGCGCTGGCGGAAATGGTGGCGGAGGGGCAGGGGGCTCGGATTCTAATGGCAGCAACGGTACAGCTAATAAGGGCGGTGGCGGCGGGGGCGGGGGATTCAATGGCGGCACCGGCCTCGGTGGTGGTGGTGGATCGGGCCTAGTCAGTATCCGTTATCTAGCTACTTACGCGGATCCAACGTCAACGACTGGATCACCTGCTGTTTATACTATTGCGGTCCCTTTAGTAGCAGTAACACAGACTACATCTGACATAGTAACGTTAAGTAGCGCATTGTTTGTAACAGGAACTACGACATTAACTTTTGGAAAAATTAATCTAAACAATTTCACACTGTCAACTAGTAGTTTTATTTCAAGTAATACGAATGTTCGTGCAATTGATTTTGGATCAGGCAACATTGCAATAAGTACGGCCGCCGCAGCCGGAACTGCTGTATTGTCAATGGCAGATGCTACTAACTTTACTTGTACTGGTACTGGTGGATTTACTAGTGCATTGAGTGTAGCACAAACATTTAGATTTGGTAGTACAGCAGGTGGCTCATCAACTAAGGCACCTAATTTATCTATTTACAGTGGTACAGCTATTCCTACTATCATAACTAATAGTTGGTTTAATACTTTGAATTTTACTGGTAGTTCTAGCACACCTGCAGTGACAACAGTTAATGTCAATTCTATAATATTAGCAACTGGCGGAACATACACTAATCTAACAGTAAATATGGTTGGTACTGGAACTATTACTAGTAATGGTAAAACTATTGCAGCACTAAACATCAATTCTAATAACCCCGACGTACTGGTTCCATATAAAGTTTATACGTTTAATAGTTCCGGGTCAATAACTTTCCCTGCATCTAATGCACCACCGACAGTTGAATATTTAGTAGCTGCAGGCGGTGGTGGAGGAGGAGGAGGTATTGGTGCCGGTGGTGGCGGGGGCGGCGGCGGTGCCGGCGGTCTAATTTTATCAAGTGCTAGTATAGTACCCGGATCTAGTTATTCAATAGCAGTCGGATCAGGTGGCATTGCAGCCACTGGTATTAGCGGAACATCAGGATCAATATCTTCATTTCATGATAGTATAGCAATTGGTGGAGGTTACGGCGGGCAGCGAGTCCCAGGTGGTGCAGGCGGATCCGGTGGTGGAGGTGGAGGTGGCCTAGGCACCCGTATAGGCGGACTCGGTACTGCAGGTCAAGGTAATAACGGTGGTGCAGCAGCAGCAGCCGGCCCGGCAAATGCAGATTCTTCTGGTGGTGGTGGTGGTGCAGGCTTTGCAGCCGCTGATGCAGTGGCTACTGTCGCTAGTTCTGGCGGCGACGGACTATCTTCTGTTATTGCCGGTACAGAAACATATTATGCTGGCGGTGGTGGTGGTGGCGGAAATACTACTCCGGGCGCTGGCGGCAATGGCGGCGGCGGAGCAGGTGGAGGTAACCTCCAAAACGGATCAGCAGGCACATCTAACACCGGCGGCGGAGGTGGCGGCGGTGGTGGCGGAAATACTAGCGGTGGCGCAGGCGGCTCGGGTGTAGTAATTATTAGTTACATGTCCGTTTACGCGGATCCATCATCAACGACTGGATCACCTAATGTTTCTACTATTATAGCTATTCCATTAATAGCATCTTCACCTGACATAGTAACATTAAGTGGTGCATTAACTGTAACAGGAGTTACCTCATTAACTCTAGGAAAACTGAATCTAAACAATTTTACACTAACAACGGCTGGATTCAGTTCAAGCAACACGAATGTTCGTGTACTAGCTTTTGGTACAGGTAATATTGCATTAACTAGCACTACCGCATCAACTACTGTATTGTCAATGGATGATGCTACTAACTTCAGTTACACCGGCACTGGTGGATTTACTAGTGCAATGAGTGTAACTAGAACATTTACTTTTGGTAGTACAGCCGGGGGTTCTATATTCAATGCAATGAATCTATCACTAACCAGTGGTGCAAGCACAATAACACTTACCAGTGGTAGTTGGTTCAAAGTATTAGCTGTTACCGGCACTACAAGCACTATAGCAGCAACTACCTTATATGTAGATACATTGACGTTAGCGACCGGCGGTACATATACCGGATTAACACCTGTATTCACTAGAACACAAATTTGGACAATGCAATTTGCCAAGCAATTAGCTGGAATAGGTGTAAATAGTGTTGATGCAACTCTTACTCTAGATGGTACACAAACCTATGCAACGACAAGTAAGTTATTACTGACTGCAGGTACATTAGATTTAGGCGGTAGCAATGTAACATTTGGATCAGTTGTTTCAAGTAATAATAATGCTCGTGCGATTGTATTTGGCTCAAATAACATTACACTAGCAACTACTGTAGCAGATACTGAAGTTTTATCAATGGCAGATGCTACTAACTTCACTTGTACAGGTACTGGTGGATTTACTGCAGGAATGAATGTGACAAGAACATTTAGTTTCGGAAGTACAACAGGTGGCTCTGCAACAAGTGCACCTAATTTATCTATAACCTCTGGTGCAAATCTACTAACAATCAGTAATGGTAGTTGGTTTAGGGTATTAGATTTTACCGGTAGTACGAGTGAGATAATTCCAACTACATTAAATGTAGATACACTAACACTTGCGACCGGTGGCACTTACACTAGTTTGACTTCGGTATTTACTAGAACACAAACTTGGACTAGTCAATTCAGCAAAGTATTAAGTGGCATTGGAGTGAATAAGGCAGGCGCCACACTAACATTAGACGGTACTCAAACATTAGCTGTTATGTCTAATATCGTAGTAAATGCCGGGACACTAAATCTAGCCGGATATGATATATCTTGTTACAATTTTAGCTCTACTGGTACCGGATCAAGAGTTATTACTGGAGCGAGTGCAATTACAGTAACTAATAATTGGTCTGTTATAAATGGTACGGGGCTCGACACATCCGGTTGTACAATTAATATGGTTGCACAGGCGACTAAAACATTTGCAGGCGCTGGGGGAACTTATGGTACACTTGTTCAAAAGAGCAAGTACCCTCTTTTAATAACAGGTTCTAACAGCTTTGAAAGTGTACAAGTAAGCAGCGACATGGTTGAATTTGTTACTGCTATGATACCTATCGGTGAAATGTCATATACTACACCAGGTACTTATACTTGGACAGCACCAGCATACGTAACTAGTGTTAGTGTAGTGACTGTCGGCGGCGGCGGGTCTGGTGGCATAGGTAGTACTGGCGGAGCTATGGGCGGTGGTGGCGGTGCTCTAGCTTGGAAAAACAATATTTCGGTTACTCCTGGCCAATCATACACCGTAGTTGTCGGTGCGGGCGGTGCTGCACAAGTTAATCAATCTAGCTCAAACACCGGCTTCTCGGGTGGCGACAGTTACTTTTTAAGTACAACTACTGTCAGAGCCGGTGGCGGCACTGGGGGCAATTGCAGTGGAACTCTAGTACCGGGCGGCGCTGTTCTGGCCGGAGACGGTGGTGGTGCTGGCGGCCGGGTATCATTCATCTGGGGTGGCGCCGGAGGTGCTGGAGGATACAACGGCAATAGTGGTACCGGTGGTCAAGGTGGCGATAGCAGCGGACTCAGCGCCGGTGCTGGACAGAATGGTGGCGGTGGTGGCGGAAATGGTACTACTAGCGTTGGCAACGGTACCGGTTCTGGTGGTGGTGTAGGAATTATGGGTCTAGGTGCAAATGGCTCAGCAGCTTCGAGCGGCATAACAAGTGCTAGTGGTAGTCCTGGATCAGGTGGATCCGGAAAATTGTACGGTGGTGGTGGCAATGGCCTCTACACATTCGGCGGCAATTCCGGGCCCGGTGGCGACGGTGCAGTTCGTATTATCTGGGGGTACAAAAGATCGTTCCCAGTAGATACACCGGTGACTGTGGATATGATGATAGTCGGTGGTGGTGGTGGTAGCCAAATAGGCGCTGGAGACGCAAATTCTGGTATCGGTGGCGGTGGCGGTGGCGGAGTAGTCCTTACAACTTACACTATTCCTCAATCAGTGATAGTATCGCAAACAGCGATAGTAGTGACAGTTGGTACTGGTGGCTACAATAGTAACGGTTCTAATTCGACAGTAGCTGCGGCCGATAATACTTTTTCACTCACTGCATTAGGCGGTGGCGCAAGCGGCACGTTCCAGGTGAACGGTACTGCAGGCGGCAGTGGTGGTGGTGGTGGTGGTAGAGACTACCCACCGGGCACAGGCGGCACAGGTTTACAACCAACTAGTGCTAGTGGTGGATACGGTAACAACGGCGGCAACTGCCGAACAGGTAATGAAGGTGGAGGCACATCGGCTGGCGGCGGCGGAGGTGGCGCCGGAGCAGTAGGTGGTTACGGTGTATCTCAACTTGGCGGTGTCGGTGGCGTTGGTATAGCATCTACATTGATTGGTGCTAGCATAGCACTAACGCTAGGTGTAGGAGAGATTTCTGGTAGTTCTGTTTACTTTGCTGGCGGAGGCGGTGGCATGGCAAACGGTAGCGGTGGCGCAGGTGGTTTAGGTGGCGGGGCAGTGGGTGCATCCAGTACTTATCAAGGCTCCGGATCTGCAGCCAGTACTCAATCTAATTCGACCGGTGTTAGAAATGGCAAAACAAATACAGGTGGCGGCGCAGGTGGCGCAGCAGCTGGTTACACATATGGCGGAACTGGCGGTTCGGGTATAGTCATCATTCGTCAATTACTGACGACTTCCCCACCGGCCGCTGCAACTGGTGGATGCACTGTAGTATATGATGGATTGTATATCTTATACATCTTCAAGAGCTCCGGTACTATAACACTGTAACTAATATTAATAATGGAATAAGCACATGACACAATCTACAACTACCCTTATTTTTGAAGCAGGGACTACTACTACGATAACCGATACTAATATATCCGGAGTAGATGGAGCTATGCTAACACTGAAAAGTTCTTCACCCGGCACACAGTTCACTTTGGCTAAATCTAGCGGCACAGTTACCGCAACCTATACGAAAATACAAGACAGTAACGCTACTGGTGGAGCAGTTTGGGATGCTACTAGTAGAACCAATTACAACTTCGGTGACAACACTGGCTGGATCTTTACGGTGGTACCGGTGACCGGTGAATTCTTTTCTTTCTTCTGATTGTAATTTAAAAACTACGGAAGCATTCTATAGATAAGTATATGTCTAATGAATGTATTTCAAACTAACTATGAAGCCAGACTGCGCAGCTGGTGTGAGTTAAGATCAACCCTAGAAAACAGCGATACTAAAACCAAATCTATAGCAATTGACCACTGGTGGCAGAAAGCTCCTTTGGTCAATCACCATTTACACTTACAAGATTCTATGACATGGCCGGGACCCTGGGAACTTCTATCCGAAAATACCTACTGTACGGTTGCAAGAGCACTAGGAATGTGTTATACTCTACTTCTAGTGGGAGTAGACGATATACAATTAGTTGAGGCGACTGACATGCAAGGCGATGATATGGTAATAGTCCTAGTTGACCGCGCTAAGTATGTACTTAATTACTGGCCCAATTCAGTATTAAATAGCAGTTCAACAGAATTTACAATCAAGCGACACATTGATGTGTCCGCAATCCAATTAAAATTATAACAGGCAAAATATGAATATAAATGTGATCAAGAGAGATGGAACTAAAGAGCCACTGATGTTAGAAAAGTGGCAAGCTCAGGTCGCTAAAATATGTGTTGGGATAGCTGATGTTAGCCCATCAATGGTAGAAATTAAGTCACAACTTCACTTTTATGACGGTATCTCAACCCGTCAAATTGACGAGATTACCCTACGTGCTATCGTAGACTTGATTGATGTAGAGAATAATCCAGATGTAGGACATACTAACTATCAGTATGTAGCTGGCAAGCAACGACTAAGCATGTTACGTAAAGATGTATACGGTGACTATGAAGTACCTAGCTTGTACTCTATCATTAAGACTAATGTAGAGACAGGTCTATACACTAATGAACTACTAGAATGGTACAGTGAAGAAGACTGGAACAAGATGGATTCATTCTTAGACCATTCTAAGGACGAGCAATATTCTTATGCCGCCATTGAACAATTGATAGAGAAGTACTTGGTTAAGAACCGTAGCACAAAACAAACATATGAAACTCCACAAATTAGATATATGGTCGCGTCCGCTACTATATTTCACAAAGAAGAACCGAATGCAGCGAGAATGCGTTACATAAAGGAATATTATAATGCTGCTAGTGATGGTCTGTTTACTCTTGCTACACCTGTGCTTGCTGGTCTTGGCACTCCGACAAAACAATTTAGTAGTTGTGTGCTTATCAGGAGCGATGATGATCTGGATAGTATTTTTGCTAGTGGCGAAATGATGGCAAAGTATGCTAGCAAACGTGCTGGCATTGGCTTAGAGATTGGAAGACTACGCCCCTTAGGTAGTCCTATTCGTGGCGGAGAAATTATGCATACAGGTATGATCCCCTTCTTAAAGAAATGGTTTGGGGATCTGCGTTCGTGCAGTCAAGGAGGTATTCGTAATGCAAGTGCTACTGTATTTTATCCTATCTGGCATCATCAGTTTGATGACCTAATCGTTCTTAAGAACAATCAAGGAACAGAAGAAACTCGTGTGCGTCACATGGACTATGGAGTTGTACTATCTGCTTTCTTCTGGCGTAGATTTAAGAACAAAGAAGATATCACTTTTTTCGACCCCAATGAAGTCCCCGACCTCTATCAAGCGTTCTATTCTAATACGGAACTCTTTGAAGAACTGTATGTCAAGTACGAGAAACAAAAGAACCTTCGCAAGAAAACAATGAGTGCCGAAGAGGTATTCAAAAGTGGAATTCTAAAAGAACGAACAGATACAGGACGTATCTACCTAGTGTTCATTGACAATGTAATGAATCAAGGTCCATTCGATCCTGAGTATCATACAATCTACCAGAGTAATCTATGCTGTGAAATTCTATTACCAACGAAATCGTTTAAGAGACTTGATGACGAAGAGGGAAGAATTGCGCTCTGCACACTTGGCAGTATTAACTGGGGTGCATTTCGCAATCCCGAAGATATGCGTAGGGCTTGTCGCATTCTGCATCGTAGTCTTAATAACATTTTGGATTACCAAGACTTCCTTTCTATCCAATCTAAACTAAGCAATGATGAGATTCGCCCATTAGGTATCGGTATCACTAACTTAGCATACTGGCATGCAAAGCGCAGTTTGAAGTATGGTGACAAAGATGCACTAGCTGAACTTAAAACATGGATGGAACATCAGACATTCTATCTCACAGAGATGAGTGTTGAGTTAGCTAAAGAGCGTGGTAAGTGTTTGGGTAGTGACCATACTCGTTATGGTAAGGGTGTCTTCCCGTGGGAGCTACGTGCTAAGGGTGTTAACGAACTAACTGACTTTACCCCTGAACTAGACTGGGAAACATTACGGGCAGATATGATTACATACGGTGTCCGTAATGCTACTAATAGTGCTGTAGCTCCTGTAGAATCTAGCAGTGTTGCTATCAACTCAACTAACGGCATTGAAATGCCAATGAGTTTGATTAGTGTTAAAGAAAGCAAAGCAGGATCATTTGTTCAAGTTGTACCAGAGTATACCAATGCTAAGGTACGCAAGAACTATCAATTGATGTGGGAACAGAAAGATTGTGATGGTTATCTAAAGACAGCCGCAGTGATTGCAGCTTATGTTGACCAGAGTATCAGTACTAATACATTCTATAACCCTGCTCACTTTCCTGAAAGAAAAGTCCCCACAACGTTGATTGCTAAGAACTTGATGCAATCTCATATATGGGGATTGAAGACATTCTACTATAGCTTGATTAACAAAGCCGGTAGTAAACAAGTAGCAGAAGATGCCCCAACAATGCTAGAACCAATTGATTTTGATAACGAAGAAGACTGTGAAAGCTGCAAATTATGAGTAAAGAACAATATAACCTAACAACAAAAACAGACTATCTCAACCGTAAGATGTTTCTAGACCCAGAGGGTCCTGTAACTATTCAACGATTTGAGGAAGTCAAGTACAAAAAGATCGTAGACTTTGAACAAACAGCACGTGGCTTCTTTTGGGTTCCGGAAGAAGTTAGTTTAACTAAAGATGCAACTGACTTCAAGGAAGCTAGTGATGCCGTTAAGCATATCTTTACTAGCAACCTATTGCGTCAGACTGCACTAGATAGCTTACAGGGTAGAGCACCAAGTCAAGTGTTTACCCCTGTTGTATCATTGCCTGAACTTGAAGCATTGATTTACAACTGGAGCTTCTTTGAGACTAACATTCATAGTCGTAGCTATAGTCACATCATCCGTAACATCTATAATGTACCTAAAGATGTGTTCAACACTATCCACGATACACAAGAGATTGTTGACATGGCTAGTAGTGTTGGTAACTACTATGAAGCATTACATAATGTTAACTGTCAGAAGCAGTTGGGCATGCCTGTACTAGAAAAAGATCATATCAAAGCTATCTGGATGGCACTACATGCAAGTTATGCACTAGAAGCATTTAGATTCATGGTATCATTCGCTACAAGTTTAGCAATGGTTGAGAACAAAATCTTTATTGGTAACGGTAATATCATTAGCTTGATTCTACAAGATGAACTATTACACAAGGGTTGGACAGCATATCTTATCAATCAAGTAATCAAAGAAGATAGTCGCTTTGCCGCTATTAAACTAGAGTGTGAAGCAGAAGTCTATCAACTGTACATGGATGTTATCCGTGAAGAAAAAGACTGGGCCAAGTATCTATTCAAGTTCGGTCCAGTGATTGGATTGAATGCAAACATTCTAAATGACTTTGTAGACTATACAGCAGTGGGTGCATTGAAAGAGATTGGTATCAAGTATCAAGCTATTGCTCCTAAATCTACTCCTATCCCGTGGTTCAATAAGCACGTTGATACAAGCAAGAAGCAAACTGCACTGCAAGAAAACGAATCAACAAACTATGTTATTGGTGTAATGAGTGACTCATTAGACTATGACACACTACCTAATTTTTAACAGGAACAAAAATGACAGCAATCGTATGGAGTAAGGACGCCTGTCCTTACTGTGTTCAGGCTAAAGCCCTGCTCACACAGAAAGGTATCGCATTTGAAGAACGTAACATCATGCACGGCACCTGGACTAAAGAACAACTACTAGAAGCAGTACCAACTGCACGAACATTACCACAAATCTTCTTGGGTGAAGAATATGTGGGTGGGTTCACTGAACTCAGAACTAAACTAACAGAAAGCAAATAATGGAACAAGGTAAAACATATACATTCAAATTAAACTCAGGCGAGGAACTTATTGCTAAAGTAGTTGATATCTTCACAGAAGAACATACTATTAAGATTAGCGATCCAGTATCAATCGCCCCCGCACAGAACGGCATGCAAATGATTCCTAGCATGTTTACCGCAGAACCCGGTTCTTCAGTTACACTAAATACTAATAGCGTTGCTATGTACTCTGAGACTGAGGACAGTATCAAAATGAAGTATATTGAAGCAACAACGGGTATCAAAGTACCCGAGAAAAAAATATTCTTAGGATAATATGTCAGCATTAAGTCGTGTAGGAGATCAGAATCAAGCCGGAGGTGCAATCAAGCGCGGAGCTGATTCAGTGTTTGCAAATGGAATAGCTGTAGGCTTGCACGTTAGCGGCATAACTCCACACGCACCTTGGGGCAGACCGCATCCACCTCATGAAGCAGCAACTACAACTGATGGTAGTCCTACTGTATTTTGTGAGGGTGTTCCTGTACTCAGAGTGGGTTCAGGTAACAGTTGCGGACATAGTATCAGTCAAGGAAGCCCGGATGTGTTCGTACCATGAGTTTAACAGGTAAATATTCTCCCCTCAATTTAAATAGCTTGGGCTCGTTTGTGCAGAATGAAGGATTGTGTATCAATCCAGACGCTGTGCTACATATGGGCACGAGCACTGGATTGAGTAATTATACTCTAGGAACAACCACACTCAATACTGTATTGCGAATGCTAGTTAATTCTATAAGAGCAGGATTCTTGCAATCTAATCTCACTTGTTATAGTGAATTAATATCAATTGGTAGTAACAGTATCCCCGCGCTAGGAGATAGTAAGCCACCGGAGTATTTGCGTACAGAATCACTTAATCCCTACCCCAATTCAGTTCCATACACTAGCGAATATACTAGCTATGGATGGTTGCGTACTATTCCGTTGCAAGCTCACTATGAATTCTATATCAATAACGGATCATATAGTGATTTCTTGTACACATTCAATATGGCACAAGGGTTCATCGGACAGTCTAACAAAGCTATTGATGCAATGAATGCCGCAGATACTTACCTAGACGGTACGTATAGCAACATGAACGACTTGATTACGGCAGACTTAGCCGGCGTCAGTTTAGCATTGTTCTTTTGGGGCCAAGACTTAATTGTATTGGGTAGAGCATTAGACTTAGGGTACATTGATACATACGGTCGTCCTAGTAACCTATTGAAGACTTTGTATAAAAACAAAGCGTTAACTAAGGCAGTTAATCTAGCATTGTTAGCAGCAGGTTTCTCCGCTGATGACATGGACTATATCATTAGCGGCGGCGAAGCTACTGTGGATCAACAAAAGAAACTATACGGTGCATTCAGTATTGTTATGGGCATCGATCTCGTTGAATCATTGATTGCTTTGAATTGTCAGACAAAGGGACTAGAGACTCTAGCTGACTTGTTAAACCCTAAGATGATATTCCCTAGAAGTTATGCTACATTAACAGTACCTGAGTACAATGCAAACTCGGGCCCTACTAATAGTAAGACATACTACCTGTTATATACCGGTGGCGAACTAACTTCACATGTATTGAACAAGTACGGAGAAGAGTTAAAGACTATCCTTCCAGACACCTTAGCGGCATCATGTGCAGCATTCAGCACCACAATGCTACAGATTAAAAACATCAAGTCAATGGACATTGAAAGATTCAGTCAAGTAGTTCGTAACTTAGAAACAGTAAGTGATCTAGGTGTTAATGGAACAAACGTCCCTACTAATCAGCCTATCAGAAACGCTACGTTGCCTCTTATTGCATTGGGTTCGGGAAAGAATGGCAGATACACTACATGCGACTTCTTTGGAGCCATGTCAGGATTACCATACGAGTGGAACATATTAGAATCGTATATTAATTCATTAACTACTAGCACCTTAGTTAGTATATACCAATCATTATATGAGTCTATCACCGAACCAGTGTTGTCGCTGTCAGGATTACCCGACTGGACTGCAACAAATACCATAGTGCTATCATATATAAATGCAGCTAATACTGAAATTGCATCTATTGCATCTAATAACCCTGCACTAACAATAGCTATAAACAACTTATATAACAAGTTTGGCAAACAATTAACTATAGAACAAAACGCTAGAAGTATAGGATTACGAGCCGAAAAGTATCTACCTGATCTAAGCACCACTACAACTGATATATACGGATTCATGGAAAGTTTGAATGGCTACGCTATGCAGACTGAAAAATGGGGAGCCGTACAGAATTTAGAAGCTATCACTGATACTTCTAAGATTGGTGGCAATAGCATGATCGGTAGCATGAGAGAAGTCCGCAATGCACATCGACTAGGGCTAACTGGTGCAGAGCAAGACAACGAAGTAGGTATAGAACAACTGACCTTACCTAGAGTCAACGGAGTAGTACCGACTACAACTACTATCGACCCGATAACAGGTGAGACTATTATTGTCCCTGTTGTTACATCTGGACCTATAGTCGATCTTCCAATCGACACGGGCGGTCCCGGCCCTGTCGGACCACCGTGGGGCACAGTCGTTACGACTGACCCTACAACACCATCGTCACCTGACGCAGTAGTAGGTACTCCGTACCCAACTATTAACCCAAATACAGGGAATGGTAACACCTCGCCGTGGACTACATTAGTTCCACCCTCGATAGATATAATTTCTATTACACCTATCGTGAAACCGTCAATTCTTACCCCCGCCCAAGCAATCGAAGATGTTATATTATGTAATTGTGATTGTTGGGACCATATACTGTAAGCCAAAACAATTGACGTTCAACGTTGTATAGTGTTATACTATGCATAAGAAAGGAGTATATATGAAAAATATAGCCTCAATCACCGCTAAAGTACTAGCAATAAGTATAGCGGTATACACAATGATAACAGTAGTGATTGATATGACTACTGTGCAAGAAGAACCGGAATTCGTAGTAGAAGCTAGGCCAGTTGATAGTAAACAACTACTATGTATGGCAGAGAATATATATTACGAAGCAGGCAGCGAATCAATTGCAGGTAAAGCAGCAGTAGCAAGAGTAGTAATGAACAGAGTTAGTCATGGCTTTGCTAGTACGCCCTGCAATGTAATACATCAAATGACAATGATAACAAAGATTGATGAGAACACCTTAGATTCATATAGAGTTAGAATGTGTCAGTTTAGTTGGGTTTGCGAGGGTAAGAAGAAAGTAAATGTCAATGACCCTAAGTATGTGCAAGCACTAGATGTTGCATACCAAGTACTGGCATACGATGCATATCAAGAAGTATTACCCCGTACTGCATTGTTCTTTCATAATCTAACAGTTGATCCGTTCTGGCCCTACAAGCAAGTAGCACGAATAGGTAATCATATATTCTATAGCAAACAGAAAGTAAAATATGTTGAGAAGAAGCCCACAGCGGGGAACATTTAGTATGGATAGGTACGAGAAGAAACTCATAGATAATCCTCAGGATCAGTCTGCATTAGATATGATAGACTTCTATAAAAGCCACAAGCAAATGCAGTTAGAGTTAGAAGAAACTGCTGAATGGCGTACTGACAATATGGAATATGACTTGCGTACTAGTGAATATATCATAGAGAAATGTAGTGATCCAATCTACGCTCAAAATCTGTATGCAGCACTATGCAACAATGATTTTACTAAAAACGATGTATGGCCTATTCTAACAGAAAAGCGATGGAGTTGTTCATGGAGGCATGCGGGCGGCATCATCGCTGATATAAAGCAAGAAGGTGACTACATCAATTGGTACTGTAGTGGCATACGAAATGCAACAGACTTAGACGATGATTCATTTAGAGAACTATCTAAAGAAGAACAGATTGAATATCTAGAGCAAAAAGCATACGTGGGTGAAGGCTTTGTTACTGATGAGATACGCAAAGACTTACTGAAGCTGGGATGGTTAATCCCTGATAACAATGAATATGATCAAATTTTTTGACTCGGTTGAAATGCACTAAATCATAGTATCACTGAAAGATTTACATGGAAGATACACCCAGCACAATTCAAGCAACGCTTGATTCACTAAAAGATTCACTACTAGTAACTAGCTCAAGGATAGGAGACTTTCTAGTATACAAGAATGATATTGTCATCAGCAAAGCGATTGACTTGTACGGTGAGTACTGTCAAGCAGAAGTTGATATTCTATCAGAGTATCTAGGAGAAACAAGCCAGTACATTGATATCGGGACCAATATTGGATATCATCTAGTCGCAGTACACAAAGCAACTAACTGTAATGTATTAGGATTTGAGCCTAACCCAAAGCACTTTGCAGTAGCATCATACAACAGCAAAGACTACCCTAAGATTCAAGTTGTCAATGCAGGCGCAAGCGATAAGAGTTCAGAGTTTACATTAAAAGACTTTGACCCTACAAAATCTACCAACTACGGTGACATTCATATCACTGAGGATGAAGGTATCACCGTCAAGATGATTCCATTAGATACAGTAGGACTTAGCTCATGTCATGTTATCAAACTAGATGTAGAAGGGCACGAGTATGAAGCAATTCAAGGATGTACCAAGACTATAAGTAAGTTTCGTCCTGTAGTGTTCTATGAAGCTATGGAATGGGATGTATGGACTAAAGTAAATGAGTTCTTAACTGATAGACAGTATACTCAATACTGGGTGGCATGTAGAACAGATCCTATTGCAGATACGTTTAAAGTCGCTGACGAGAATCCATTCGGTTCAAGTACTGTAGCAAATATCTTGTCAGTACCTAATGAAAAACCACAGCCCAACAACTTAGTTGAAGTTACCCCGGGTGAGGGCTTTAGCACATGCTTTGAACGATATAAAAGACTTAGAATTCTATTCTAAACCCATCTAGGGTATTTGTTTAATTCATTCATGAACACGTCTGGGAATAACTCCCAGACTGTTTGATTAGTATTACGATATACTACATCACCCATATTACGCATTTGTCCTGTACTAGCCATAGCAGGACCAAAGATTCTATGCACTAATCTTTGAGTACCCAAATCACTATCGGTACTGGTAATAAACAATCTACTACCCTTCGGGGCCCAATTAATACAAGCGGGTATTAAAAATTGACTAGTAACATGCTGATGGGTTACTATTTGATTACGGGTTCTTAATGAATTGTAGGGAATCATATCAGTAAATGCACAAGTCCTTGCTGCTATTCTATAGCAATTCTCGCCCATTATATCAAATGTATGTGCTGCACAGCTACCCACTGCTATATCATTATAATAAAGAATATATACGCATTTCTCAGGCTCACGATCAAAACAATCAATCATAGCCTTCTGGCTACTATTATTAGTAAAACCCTTCTGTTCCGCTATTCTATAGAAGTCAGTTAAATCTAATGATTCATTCCAGGGTATTATTTTAAACATTGCACTCTGTCAATAAATTCATCAGGATAGTTCTTTCTAAATGATTCCCAGCATAACTTATCTAATAAAGGAAACGGTTGGGGCTTATCCCATTCTATTCCTAATGATTCTATATGCTTGCGCATTTCATCCTGTCGAGTACTATAGATATGACTTTCCACATCACTAATACTAACTTCTGGGTCAGTTTTATGATATGTAAAGAAATAATTAATTGATTTTAATCTGCCCTCTACTACAAAATAGCTTGAAGGATGCATACTATATTTGTGTAAGTCTAAACTCTTATGGGCATTAATTATATCAATCATTTGAGTATCCCAGTCAGGTAATACATCATAATAGCTATTTAATTCATGACTACGCTGCCAGAAATCATCCCCATCTACTGCTAGATATAATTTACGGTTTTTATGATCTATATCAAGAATCTTAGGAACTAAGTCAGGATACATTAAATTCATCAGTTGAGCATACTTAATCTCACGCTCCCACTTCTCTTGCATTAATTCGGGCAGAACCACTTGATTTTGACCCCTGTGATAGACCTCATCATTAAAATACCACTGGACAAATACTTTCTTATCCTCACTCATTAAACTTGTATAGATTAAATTGTTTCTCCATGGTTCTTCCCCGGGTAGCTTATTGTAGTAGTAGTCGTATTTCATATAAATATTTAATCAACAGAACAGACGAGGAATTAAAATGTCATCACTAATCGGAATTAACCATCAGCCATATATCGATATGGCCCCGTATTTAAATATGGAACAGTTTAATCAATTGCAGCCAGAAATCATCCGCGGCTTCAGTGACGCTAGAATGTATGCTAAAGAAGGCACATGGATGAAACCCGGATTTACATTCGAACAAATGAGTTATAAGCATAATTGGAAACCCATCTATCAAGCTATGGAAGAGTTTATGCAGTTACCTGATGATGACCCAATTAAGTTAGGGGGAATTGATTTATTCCGTGACTTCAACGATTATCAAGTACGTAATAGATTTACACGCTATTTAAAGATGGCAATGGGTGCTTATGACCCGTATATCTATTATTTCTTATGGGAAGAAGGATCATGGGATGATAGAACAGCAGAAAGAAAACTAACGGAAGAAGCTAAACATTTCCCTAATACAGTTAAATGGGTAGAGCAGTTAATCACTGACAATATCTTTGAGCATATTGGACGGGTTATATTCTTTCATTGTGAAGCAGACGGAATACCCTTTGAGCATAGAGATTTAGACGCTAAGAACGGAATTAATAATCATGGTCCTCATCGTAATGAGTTTATTCATGTAAGGCCTAATACAAAGAAAGCGTTTTATCTATGGGATCCTGAGACTAAAGATAAAACATATTTAAACACTAGAGCAGCATGGTGGAATGACAATGACTGGCACGGCGGAGAAAAGATCATGGAACAAAGTTACTCACTTAGAATAGACGGCAAATTCACCGAAGAGTTTAGAACAAAACTCGGCATCAATCACTTAGAAAGCTATTAATATGACACAGTATATAGGCAATTGCAGTCACTTAATCGACTGGAACGAAGTAATCAATACAATCAAAGATATGCCCCCAGCATATGTAGGCCCTAGACACAGAGCTACAGACATTATCCCGGGATTAGAAGAAGTTTCTAGTGTATGGGACATTGCAGGATATAAGACAGTAGAAGAAGGTGGTAATGCATCATGGGATATGTACTTCCCCGGCACACAGTTTGATATCAGTGTAGTAGAGAAGTTTGCTAAGTTTGTTAATATAGACTTAGATGGCCCTTACTACTGCTGGATTAGCAGAGTTAAGCCGGGAAACGTAGCACCCTGGCATTGGGACGTAACAGATGATGAGGGTATACTCAGTAACACACTAGAGCCTAAACGCTTTCACGTTCATATCATCCCTAGTCAACCGGGACATGCGTTATTCATTGAAGACGAATGCTTATGGAAACAACAAGTGGGAGATACGTTTCAATGGCCATCACGTAAGAGCTGGCACGCGGGTGTCAACGGTGGTGCAAGTGATAAGTTCTTGTTTAACTTCTGGAGATAGCACGAGGGAAAGGGTTATTCCCATTCCAATACTTATCTAAGTAAGTATCTAGTAAACGGTCAAAGAATATGCCGAAGTCTATGTTGTCATCAACACGTGCTTCGGCAAACCGTTGTACGCTCTCAGCCCCAATCATGTCTTCAACCTTAGATAACTCTACCATACAGTCGTTCATAGGTACACACCCATATAAGTCAAAGGTATGTATACGTTTCTTGTCGTCTAAGTAGAAACAGTGAGGATATAGTGTGACTTTATAGTAATCATTAGAAACAATGTCAGACAATATCTTGTTAAGCTGTTCTTTCCAATCAGGGCATTCTATATTGATATCACGATTGGGATCCATGATGATGTGGTTCAAAGAATCCCCGTACCATTTAAAATAAATGCGTCTATTTATGGCGTTAATACCCATAATTTCCGGTGCCCACGAGTACCCCTGAAATTTCTCAAAACCACACACTTCACGAGCGAAGAACCACGACAATAGGCTATCAGAAAGCACTTTTTCATGATAGTCAGACGAATTCCAGTCCATACACAGCAAACAATTGTCCATAATGATCGGAGTATACAACAAATTAGTTGTACATTGTGTTTTATCCGTGTAATCAATCTTGTATAGATACTTGTTCACAGTTGAACTCCTTTGGCAATATTTCTAGCAGTGAAGGCAGATACAGTTCTTCTAGATTGAACAGAACATCAGGTCCCTTTAATCTGAAATCATTTATTAAATGACGCTTGTTTATGGTGTTTAACCATGGACTTATGGTGTCGTCAAAGATGAAGCGGGCCATCTCTAAATCGTCTATGTTGGAGCTAAGACGTATTGACAACGGTTTGTGTAGTTTGCTGTCTCTAAGCAGTTGACGAACCACTAGTTGTACTCTATCAGTGTATCCAAAGTTAGCAGCAGTATGTCTTGGTCCAGCATTCATATCATACCAACAACCGTCTTGCATGATAGGATGCAACTGTTGGCTATCTAAGTCAATCAGATAGCTATAACCACCCTTTAGATTCAAATGATATCTATCGTCTATGTCACTGTGGGTAGTATAGCATGTGGCACTACGTAGATAGATCAATCGTGCTTCACCATGCACCGGGAGCATTGCTAATAGTTGTTCCCACGCTGTCCCCACGAATTCTTCTTTAATACGCCACTTATCATAGAAGAATCGTCCAGTGGGTTCGTTCAATACAAACTTGCCCTCACTGTATGGAACACTGTCTACTGCTAGTTCAAATAGCTCTGGGGGCACAATCATGTTAGTCTTAGAAATCATATATGACGTATTTATTGAACTAAATATCTGATGCAAGAAAACACCGAACCCCAATTAGTTAAATGGCAGAATCAGATCACAGAGATAGCAGGAAGCAAGACATTTTGTGTATTACCCTGGATTCATCTAGCAACTAGACCCAACGGCGATATGCGTATATGCTGTGTTGCTAATGCATCAGGAGCAGACACCGGAGACTATACAGTAGGATTAGTAAAGATGGAAGACGGTAAGCCCGCTAACTTTGCACACGATTTACCTACTCAAGCGTTTAACAATGACTATATGAAGTCTGTACGCAAGACTATGCTAGCAGGAGAGATACCCGCAAGCTGTACTAAATGCTTTAAAGAAGAAACTGAAGGCATTGCTAGCAAGCGTATATGGGAGACAGGCTCATGGCACTATGATGGTGTAGATATCCCTGAACTAATTAAACAAACAGACGAAGATGGTAACGTACCGTATAAGTTACAGTACTTAGACTTAAGACTAGGCCATACATGTAATTTAAAGTGCATTATGTGCAGTCCCCACGATAGTTCGCAGTGGGTGGGTGAGCATAAGAAAGTGTTCCCCATCTTTCAATCAGAATTAATCAAGAAACAAATGAGTTGGGACCGTAAGGGTTTTAATAACTTCTGGCATGAGAATCCACAGTTCTGGGAAGAGATATACGATCAAATCCCTAACATAAAGCAATTATACTTTGCTGGTGGCGAACCATTAATGATCCGTGAGCATAAAACGTTTCTATTAGAGATTATCAAGCGTGGGTATGCAGATAAGATTAGCTTGAGATATAATACTAACGGACTATTAGTAGATCAAGAGATAATTGATGTATGGAGTAAGTTCCGTAAAGTTAAAGTAGGACTTAGTTTAGACGGAATGGAAACTCGCGGGCATTATATTAGATACCCATTAGATTGGAGTGTGATTGAACAGTCATTAATCATGCTAGATAATGCCCCGGATAACATTGTAACTAACATTGCATTTGCTGTGCAGATACTTAATATCAAGCATGTACCAGAGTTTATTAAATGGAAGGTTAATAGTAACTTCAAAAAGATTAACTTTGATAAGAATGCGAGTGGACAGACAATGGCCGGTGGGTTAATTGGAGTGCATTTGTTATGGATACCCACTTGGTTATCATTAAGAGTATTACCCGTAGAGGATAAACTACATGTAAGAGAACTATTCAGTGAATTAAAACAATGGCTATGGGATAACTATAGTCAAGATGAAGAATTCTGGACAACTAATCCCTATGGATGGAAACGCTGGGAGGGTATATTAGATTGGATGGACAATGAGGATCATACTAATCTATTACCAGACTTCCGTGAGTATATTAACGTAATGGATAAGCAACGTAATACAGACTTTAAAACAACATTCCCTGAACTAAGTCATTTACTATGAATGATCTAATACGAATAGATTCTAATCAACCTAAAGACTTACTTAGAATAGAGTTGTTTCTCGGGGATAAGTGCAATTATAACTGCTGGTACTGCTTCCCGGGTAGTAAAGAAGGAATAACACCTTGGCCTACATTAGATAGTATTATCGACAATCTATCACATCTAATAGAATACTATAAGAAAACACTAGGAAAGAAGCAAATACTATTGCATATAGTGGGCGGAGAACCTACATTATGGAGAGACTTTGGAGAGTTTACTAAACACTTCAAGGATAAGTATAATGCAGTTATCAGTATGTCAACTAATGGCTCTAGAACACTTAGATGGTGGGATGAATATGGACAATACTTTGACCACGTTATGTTAAGTTGCCACCATGAAACTATAGATACAAAGCATATTATAAGTGTAGCTGATATATTATACGAAAAGAATGTATGGGCTAATTGTATTGTGTTAATGGATCCTAATCATTGGGATAAGTGCTTAAACATCATAGAAGAACTTAAACACAGTAAGAATCAATATAGTATATCCTCTAATGAAATACTGCATAGTACAGTCAATTATACAACGGAACAGAAACAATATCTAAGTAATACGAATAAACGCTTGCCCGATGCACGTTATTACTATGAATGTAAGAAATCTATCAATGAAGACCCCACGTTATACTTTAATGACGGAACCGTTAAGACAGTAAGCAATAACTATCTATCATTGAATAACTATAGTAACTTCTATCATTGGGATTGCAATCTAGGCGTAGATACTCTATACATTAACAAAGATGGAAGTTTATCCGGAACATGCAATGAACGCTTATATAACCTAGACTATAAGTTTAATATCTATGACAAAGACTTTATAGCTAAGTATAACCCTACTATAACGTCAACCACTTGCTATCAAACTAGTTGTCACTGTGCTCCGGAACAACGGGCAACGAAGGTAATTCAGATAGTGAAACTTTAGTTAGTGGGATATCAGCAGCACAAGTACAATACTCACGTGTGCAGATAACAGGCTCACGTATCTGAGAGAATGAACCTTTATAGATATTGCCCAATGAACCCCCAACCCTGCATGTAGCACGATGTACATCACCGTCCCAGTTAATCATTAGTGACTCTAAACCCGCGTTACAACTCCACCCATGATACTTGTTTAAGTGCAGTTTAATGATATCATTAGCGTGATACTTGTCAACATCATCAATGATAGTGTTAGGCTTTACTGTAGCAGTATTAGACACAATCCAGTCTAAGTCTACCTCACTATACTTCTCATCATTAAACACATCTTGTACACCCTGACTCCAACGTATACGACGGACAACATAGGGAACATTCGCAGCACTTAGTAATGCTACGGCTTCTTTAGCTAAATCCATCTTATCTTGATGAGCCATTAAGTTAACCATAACAAAACGTTGACTAGCACGATGCACTTCAATGATGGTATCTAACACACGACGCCAATCACTTTCAAAGTGTAATGAGAACACATACTGATCTACACTTAACCCAACATAGTAGTCTGCTTTACGAGTTCCATTAGTAGTAACACTAACCCATCGTATCCCGGTACTCTTAGCATATGAGACAAGTTCTTCAAACATAGGGTGTACGCAGGGTTCGCCACCGGTAAAGCTCAACCGTATGTCACCCTGCTGTACTAAGGTGTCAACCGCACTGTAGAGAATTTCTATCTCAGTGTGGGGTGAGGTGCTATCGTGTATCTCACTAGGACAATATTCGCAATTATAGTTGCATCTTTTTCCTAAATTCCATTCGACTTTAATTTTATCCTGATGCGGATAGATGCTTGTTACTTTATACATAGGGCTTGAACTCTGGGGTTACAGTTTCGAAACTTAATTGGTTTCTATTCAAATCTAATTGGTGATTAAACGCTACACAATCGTCCCATTTATCCATTTGTTCACGTGCCTCCAAATAGTTGATATTGTCATCTATCTGGAGCAGAGTGTATGGTATGATTCTAGGCTCTTCTACGCACAATCGATAGAAAGGGACGTGTTTTTTAATGGCTTTTAATCGGTCTATCGCCAGGTTTCGCAACGGTAATGGCAGTACCTGAGCACTTAATAGCTTAGGATATTCAACACGATGGGTGTGAAAGATGATGCCAAGGTCGTTTAAAAAATATTCAATCATCTTGTCTAGAATCAATACGTTAGACACTTGCACGGTGACTGCGCCAACGATGCGAGATATATTTTTAATGGACTGTATTTCCTTTATATTGGCGATTAAAACGTCCCAATCACCATTGCCTCGAATGTACTCATAAGTGTCTCTCATGCCGTCGATGGAAACGTTAACGGCTACAGACTTAAACTTAGGCCAGTACTCATAGATGTTGCGTGAACCCTTACCCAGCATAGAAAGATTGGTAGCATACTTGATCTCAATCTGATGTCCATACTCACTAAGCATGTCTAGAATGCGATAGTGTTGAGGATCCATCAACGGTTCGCCCCCAGCAAACTCTACTCTACGGAAGTATGGCAATAGCTTACTCAATGACTCCCACCACTGGGGATTGTCTTGAAACTTATCTAAGAAGGGTTTGTTCTCTAAGTTATGTTCCTCTACTATAGCATACATGATGTTGCCCTCACGCTTGTAGAAGTCTTTAACAGTACCCCAATCGTTCCAGCTTGTACTATCCATAGGATGACACATACGACACTTAAGGTTACATAGATTGTTTAATTTAAGTTCCATAGTAGGAATCTCAAAGGGCATTGAGTAATCGTCATTCAGTGTGTCTAATGCATTGGGGTATAAGCTAATGCGACTCTCTGGAATACGTGCAGTGATATGACGCTGACGCAATGACTCAACACCTTGATCTTCTAGTGAGAAACATGGCTCACACTCTGGGGGACGCTCATCACTTAACACTTGCTTGCGTATACGCTTCATAGTATCATTGTTCCAGATACCCTCTAAGCTATCTTTGTCAATGAACCCCACTGGATGACTACGACAGCAAGCAGTAATGGCCCCGTCTTCTCGTGTAGCTAACCCTGTGAAAGGATGCATACAGAATGTTTTACTGTTTTTATTACAACTCATTTTGTTCTAACGCCCATTGTCTTTCTTTGCACCAGAAGCATTCTCCGCATAACGGAACAAAGTCTCCTATGCTATATGTGATATAGTTAACATTATCAAACTCTCCCTCACAGCTACGTGTATTGTTTAGTAATGATAGTATATCTTTGTCTTTATACTGTTTAATTACCCATGACTTCTCAATGAATCTAAAAGGGTGTACAGCAATGCGCCCCATGTGTGTCATTAGTCTTAGATGCTTGTTATCTTCTGTAGGCTCAATGTCACGCTTTTCCATACCCTTGAAGTCAACGTTACGGGGATTGCGTGTAACAGCGTTATAGTATACGTCAATATCTTCTTGATGACATATATACTCGGCGAATGCACGTATCTCAATGATATCCCCGGACGATTCTTTACCGTACTCATCTATTAGTGTAGCACCCTTGTTACCCCATTCAATGTCTGGTGGGATAAAGTTCTCATAGCGTGTAAAGTGTATAGTACGGAAACGTTTCTGCAAATATCCATATACATCTAATTGATTGTACTTCTGCCAGGGTCTAGTCTTCCACATGCGTATATGTGATATAATGAACACGTCAATGGGTAGCTTATTTGCTTCAATGTGTTCGCACAATAGATATGCTAGCAATGCAGAGTCCGCACCGCCGGATAATGATATAGCTATAGACTGCACATCGTTCTCAAAGGGTATACTAACCCCGTCAACATTAAATTCGTTCATGTAAATACCTTATTAATGGGCTTAACCCTACTGGCTGATTGTCTCGTAATGCTAGATAGATACTATTAGTGGGTGTTAAGTTAAAGTCTCTGCATATCTTATAGTATGAGTCACTGTACTTGTTCCATAAGTAATCTACGGGTAGATTGCGTACAAAGTGCAAGCCGATCATTGCTGGGGCACGTAGATTCATATTAAAATCATTCATTATTGTAACACTATCTGGGTTAATTTGTCTAGTATAACGGAGTCCTACTCTATTCCACCCTAGTCCTAAACCCTTGCTTAAACTAATGCCCACTGACTGTATTGCACTATGGCTAAAGTCAAAGACTATATCTTTGCAGCATGTAAGCCAGGCACCGTCTATATGCACTGGGATATGTTTCTCTGTGCATTCTGTTAATAGTTCCGTCATATTGTTATGCACTCTGCCTGTACTAGGGAACGGCATAGCTATGATTAACGGGGTATTATGTGCTAGCTTTCCCAATGTAGATACCATAGATAATCCTAAGCGGTTGTGGTACCGATAATCACCCTCTAATACTTGTACCGGGCCACACATATAAAGATTGTCTATATATTGGGTGCAGCCGTTAATTATATCTATACGATTAAAACTATCTAAGCCTGTTAACGTGTTTAATTTAGTACCGTTAATGTAATTGTCTACTTCTATCTTGAAATTACTGTATACATCATTAGAGATATCCTTAGATAACTTCCCGGACAATACATCTTGTATCATACTTTCAATATGATTATCAGTTAATGGGCTTGGACGTTCTATCTCTAGAAACGATTCACTATATGATGTAGCTACTCTTAGTCGTTCCATAACTTGTTTACCATAGTTGTATAGTCTAATAAATTGCTGTCACTGTAATTGTTTAATGCTTGCACGATATAATCAAACACTATGTCGTTCTTTAATTGTCCGTCTAAATGATTAGGTCTATTGTCTATCATAGGGTACTTAAATGTGTTCCCATTAACTGCTGACACACTCATTAATGATGGGCGTACTTCTACCCCATGCTTCCAATCGTGTACATAGTTGATATTGTCTGGCTTAAAGCTATCTAGCTCCCAATTGTTTACGTTCCCAATGCTCCATAAGTGAATTATCTTACACTTTAATTGGGGTAGTATGTTATTGTCTATATACTGTAAGAAGCTGATATACTCTAATTGACTCTTCTCCTCGTCATATAAATGCATAAAGTATTGTTGTGCAGCGTCCCAGATATCTTTACTGAACCAATTTTGTTCTTGTGGATAAGTCTTACTGAACCATTCTTCTTTCTTACTGTTATATCCCGCTAATGCACTAGATAAATGAATAGAGCGACATACAGGGTGATATAGTCGTTGGGGGATAGTCCAGAAGAATACACATACATCCGGGACACTGTTAGATTTAATCAGTGGGTTTAATTGCTTTAATATAACATCGTATATGCTAGAGCCACCCATACCCATATTAACTATCTTTAAGTCTAGGTTGTCACGACATAACTCCATATATGTCTTATAGTTGTTGTCTATGCTGTGTGTATTGTTTAAATGCTCACAGAAGCTATCGCCAAAGAATCCTATTGTTTCCATTGTTCTCTCGGTAGTGAAAAGTCTATCTTCTTGCTTACGCCGCATGTTCTAGCGCATATAAGCAACTTCTTAGTAGTCCAGTACTCATCCCACATGTTTTGATATGCCGTACTGTCAATAATGTCTTCTACCGTACGTAATAGTGTATTGACTTCCCCGATAGTGTTAATCATATCTAAATGCTGGCTCATCATTGTGTCAGTGATTTCTTTAATCTTGTCTGAGTGAAACCCGTTAATGCGCTCACGCATGTAGGGAATGCTAGCAGTGTGACAGCAAGGGTATAGGTTACGATGTGCATCTATGTACACTTCCTTGTCGTTCTTTACTTTGCAGTCGATAACACTGTCTTTTACTATATCACTGAATGCTTCAATAGTCTTTAAGTCAATGAACTTCATGGGGGTGTCAGTGGCCGGTTCAATACTGTGTGTATAGTTACCATGCTTGTCTACTACATTAACCTTAGGCTCTATCATAAATCTGCTAGAATTCTTGACGGTGAACTCTTTAAAGCCCATGTCTAGTGCTATTTGTCTAGCACTTTCAGCTTGATGTTCATTGTGCTTGAACTTAATGTATACCCATTCAGCATTCCCACCCGCATCGATAAACGTTTTGCAGTTGCGTATGACGTTTTCATATGTTGTTCCTACTCTATATAGACTATGGGTGTCACTTAAACCGTCTAGTGCGAACGTAACCAAATGATTCTTGGGTAGTGCTAGTGCTAGTCTAGTCCACCATTCAGTGTTCCGTGCGCCCCCATTAGTGTGTACTCGTATGTTCAATTCTCTGTTGATTGACACACTATATTCAATCATCTCTATTAAATCATTGTTCATCATGGGGTCACCGAAGTTTCCGCAGAAGTAATAGCGTTTAATCTGTTTCAGTACAACGGGTGACATTATTGTCTTGAACTCATCTAATGTCCAATTAGTTACACGAATTAATGGGTTCTCTAGTCCCCCGTTAACGTTGCGACTACACATTGGGCATGATGCTTGACAGTTGTTTGTTATCTCTAAGTGTATGTCTTCTAGTTGATCGAATCGGAACATTGTTTGCCTATAATCATGTATCTTGTATATAGTGGAAGCACTAGCTCTCCAGACCATAACACGTTGATCTGAGACTGTGATTCGAATTCTATTAGACTATTTACTGGGCGAACATGCTCTGGAATTATATAGTTGTTACTCTGTAGTACTAACAAGCTATTGTAGGGCAACCCACTTAGCCATAAGTCGTACTCATCCTGCGTTATATGCTCACATGATGTATTGATAATGATATCAGTATCACTACGTATCTCAGTCATGTTACTTGTAACCGCACGATACCGTTCTTGTATCTGTTCCATTCTGTTCATCATGTTGCTTATAGACTCGCACCATGGGTCAATGTCTATGCTTCTGATAGTAGTGACAGGGATATCTGATTGAAACAACAAACTTGCTAGCACTCCCACCCATCCACCGTGTATATCTACTGACGAGGGTTTAGTTACATACTGTGTAAGACTCTCTATTAGCCACTCTTTGCTACTGATCTGCCCACGCCAGAATGCGTCTAGTGTTCTTTTAGTGTCATTACTATCTCTGATAGCACACATCCAATAGTGTAAATGCTCTGTATCTATGTTCATAAGTGGTCAATCAATAATGTAATCTCTTTAGCCATTCTTTCTTGGCTCAATGGTCCCGGGTGATCACCGTCTAATGCTCTGTCTATATAGCGTTCTACTAGTATATCAGCAAAGGGTATCTTAATGTAGCTAGGCTTATGTGACTTAAGCTGACCGTAGTTGATAAAGAAGTTGTAGTGTGGGATGTTTAAGCTATCTAGATATAGATTAGCATGATGAATATGTAGCCACGATCTTATCAATAAGTCTGTGTTATTGTGCGTCAGCATCCAGTACTTCGTTAAGTCATCATCCATCCACGATCCTACGTGCGTTGTTCTATTAGTATAGTCTCTATTGGTGTTAAAGTTAGCAATGTGCGGCATGTAATTCTTATTGAATATCATATCTCTGTGCGGGAAGCTCCACATTATAACACATACATCATTTTCAGTGAACACCGTGTTCAATAGTCTGTGTAGCATACCGAGATTGCTCAATCCTGAGCAGCTACTATTGACTACACTGTATCCTAAATTCTTAGCTACTAGTGCCGGCCATGCATACTGACTGCACACGTTACCTGATGTATAATTATCACTACTATGCTTTACCCAGCAATCTGCTAACCCGTCGCCGTATGTGTATGAATCTCCAAATGCTACTAATCTTTTCATAACTCTAAATTGTCTTTAATCTGTTGTGCTAGTTTATATAGTGTCTCACGCCCAGGGTGCTTTAAATCTCTAGCAACATCATACCACGTTGGACTAACTAGATTCAATGTGTTAAGTATATCGTTAAAGAAGCTAGTCTCATAGTACTTTGTTTTGTCAGCCCATAACTGTTTACTAATCATTTGAGCCATGATTGCATGTACTCTAGCATGAGTAGGATCTGTACTATACAAGTCCATGTAGTCGTTTGGTTTCATATCCCATGATCCATGATGCTTAACGTTCTTTTTGTTATAGTACGTAGTTCTATCTATAGCACTATAAACTTGTATAACTGCTTTGGGCGTAGGGTAATGCTCGTTAAGTATGATACTATTGTACAATGAGTACTCTATAGATGATGCTCCGATACCCATATTGACAACGGGTGTGTTAGTTAGCACAGATAACTGATTAGACAATGTATCTTCTTCATGCACTCCCACCCCGAACACATTACTGCACCCGAACACTACGATTGAGTTAGCCCAATCAATACTGTCAAACTCATGCGTTCTGTACCCATGCTTGTTTAGCTTATACTCTATGGGGTTATTACGATAGAACCAATGGTTCGGTTGTGTTAGTAGATGTTCTTTGAATAGTTGTTCAGTATCAGTGCCTGTATATGCCCCGGCACTGTATGAACCTGCATGTAAAAAGTGACCCTTTTTAATTCTATCGGGCGTACTGTCCCATACAAAGTCATAACTCATATCTTCTCTTTAGGTATCTTACTGTCGGCACTACTTACGCATGACTGTGTTGTACATATCACAGGCTTGTCAAAGATAGTAAAGCCGCCGCTTAGTGACCCTAAAGGTAAGTCTCCGCAACTATAGCTACGCTTTACTTCGTCACTACGTATAACTATACCCTGATAGCCACTGTTGCACATCCATCCACTGAACTTGTTAAACCCAAAGCTATTGAAGCGTTCTGCTTGATCCAGCCACCATATCTTGTTATTGTCGTCTATTAGTTTTACTTGTAGTACGGGTTCGTCATTAGCTTGCTGTGGGAATCCATTGCGCATGATCTGTATCATCTCGTCAGTGTACCCTGAGACTATGTGACTAGCGGTCGGGTCAGACTGTGGCTTCAATGTAACATTGATTCCCCTAGCATGAAAACGGTTCAGTCTTTCATAGCTCTCAAAAAAATTTTCGGGGACCATAACTTGATTAACTGTGACGTAAACCTGCTCCTGCATCAATGCTAGTATCTTATCCCCGAACTCATTCTCTTTAGCAAACTCACTATGATAGCTAGCTGTAAGACTTCTACGCTGTAGCATCTCCGTAGCTTTCTCCCAACGTAGCCACCATGCAACACTGGGTGATAGATTTGTAGTCATGTGGACACTCTGATAACCCTCTACCGGACCCTCATCTAAGTACTTTGTAAGCTCTAGTAAGTGTTTGTACGCTGTGGGTTCGCCCCCACTGAAAGACCAATGAAACTTGTTAAACCCATTGCGTCTAGCTTGTTGCTTAATGCTGTCAATCGTCTGCTTGTATATAGATAGTTCCTGATGATCGGGGACATTGCTGTTAGCATATGGCCAGCAATAGCTGCAACTGTAGTTACAGAATCTGCCCAGTATCCAGCTAGTAGTGAACAAGTCCATGTCAAGCATGTTAGCTTGCCCGAACTTAACTATTCGATTAAACGGGATGTTGCTGAAATTGTTTGTCATATTCACTTCTTAACCATTCATAGTTGTTAATTTTTGCTAGCTTTTCTATACTGTTACGGTTAACTTCTCCGTATACTTTTCCCGTTAGTGCGCCCTTAATCGTTTCACGACCGTACTGTTCTTCTGACCCAACACTACACCATGTGTACAATCTGTCTATTGTTTCACTAGATTGTTGTCTGTCTATCACTTGGCTAGATAGTTTCACGCATTCTCTAAACGCGGTACGCCATGCACTGAATGCATCCGTGTTAAACTTGTGTATGTTGCTTATGATGTTAATGGGTTCGTATAGTGTGCTGATACTTGTTGTCATATCTACATTACCCTTACTCATTTTTAGTGTAGCTAGACGGGGTAGTAACTTTACAGCACCATGACCGTATACTAGCTTGTTTACTGGGTTGATAGAACGAAAGACTCTGACAGTGGGTTGCTCATAGAAGTTGATACTGTATGTAAAGTCAAAGTCATTATTGATAACTGCATCCCCATCTACTACCCAGAAGTAATCCGTTCTACATAGTTTTGATGCTTGTATGTGTGCATTGTGTATGCCCGTAACCCCACTTAACTCTTTAGCTCGTGGGAATCGTTCTTTGATTCTGTTATAGTTCTCAGTTGCACCTAACTCATTATTGTGTATGAATACGATATCGTACTCTGGAATATAGTTTACGGGGCTACGTACTGGGTTGCCAATACGTCTACGATACTCATTGCTGTTCCATTCGGGCAGTGCTATAGAGATATTCTTATCATTAGTCTTCTCTCCGATAAGTGTACCCAATACATTGGCTTCTTCTAATACCGTGTTAGCCAGTGATGTAGTAACATGCTCATATAGTTTGTTTAAGAAGTCAAAGTTCTTGACATTGTGCGAGCCATCCCATTTGTTAACCTTAAGCATGTAGTATGCTAGTCTAGCTCCGTACATAGAGTAGACACCGTTCTCAATGTCTGATCCAACATGCATCCAGCGCCATAATCTATCATAGTTGCGCCAGTCAACGTTATCATCACGTGTTAGTTTAATTACTTCACGGAATCCTGCGCGCCATGCTTGTAATGGACTACCGTTGATACGTAAGTCGCTACCTATGTTGTTTAACTCTATGTACTTGTTCAGTACAAAGTCAATGCTATCCTCTGTGCCATTCTCGTGTGTCTGCATCTCATTGATGTGCTTAACAGGCCAGCACTTGATTCCACCGTTACCGTATTGTGTACCGTTCACTATGTTGTATCCTGAGTAGCTGATAACGTCCTCGTCCGTATACTCTAGTTCAATATCAGTAGTGTAGAAATTGTCTCTTACCCAGTTGTCACCGTCTATGATGACAACACGGCTGGTAGTTGCTAGTTTAGCACATGCTTTGTGTGCAGTATCACTACCTTCAACGCCATGCACTCTAAGTGCATTCGGGTTAAGTGTTAGTAAATGTTGATAGTTTTCTTCACAGTTAGGTTCGTCATAGCTCAAGAACACTGTGATATAGTCTGAGGGATTAAATCGCATAACATATTTATAGCGTAAATAAGTCATGCTTAAGATTATTAGTTCCCCTCCATTTGACGACTACAGTAAGAAACTGTTCTTCCAAGTGTTCGGGAAGAAGAAAGAACTGGGCTTAAGTGATGCTAGCTTTGTCTATCTATGGACGGGCCCGTTAAGTAATCCAACATCTTTCTCGTACAGTAACACTAGCTTAGCCAGTACTAGCCCGAGACAGCTACCTAGATTCACAGACTTCATAGAGTTTCGGTCATCGATGATTATGGGAAAGAAACGACATCTCAATAGTCGTGATGATATGTACCCGTTGTACTGTGAGTTTACTGAAACAGCTAGTACTTTAGAATTGTATGATGCATTCTGTAAACACTATGCACCTTATGTAGAAAATCTAATGGATCGGGGTATGATGGAGGACATGATTCAGGAAGCGTGTGTGAATGATACGATAGTATTGTTTGTCAAGGATCACTTTAGGATATCAACTAGCAATTCTTGGACTAGCTCTATGCCCGAACTCAGTATATATTTCAGTAACTTGTTTGACTACTATCCAAACAAACGCTTTATACTAGTTACCTCACTTGAGAACTTAGATAAAGAGATTGTTAATTCTAACTGCACTATCATACCAATGGGCGGTGATGTTACTAATCAGTTATCAATGTATATGCAACATGCGCCTAGTATTGAAAAAGATATTAATGCAATGAACTTTATATCGTTGAACCGAGGCCCGCGCCATCATAGAACATACTTGGTATCAGCATTATACGGGCGAGAGTTAGATAACTTCGGTAACATTAGCTATCTGTCATTACCAAACAATACAGTATTGTCTGACGCTATAGCATACGACTATGCTAGTGACAGTGGCTATGATATAGCCAACACCGGGTTTAATCGATATTCGCTATTAAAAGAAAACAAAGTAGAAGATTCCAAGAACATCTATACCACCCACAACGATAATCTCACCAACTTTAAACACAGCCTGCAAGACAAGTACCATAGTAGTCTAGTTGAATTTGTATCAGAGACTAGTTACAATGAGCGTAGCTTCAATATCACTGAAAAGACACTGCACTTTATATACGGGGCGAACTTCCCTATTATGATTTCTAGTCCGGGTACGGTTGATTTTCTGCGTAATATAGGTATAGATATGTTTGATGATGTAGTAGATCATTCGTATGACTCGATAGAAGACCCTGCAACACGGATTAATAGTGCCATCGACTTGAATTTAAACATGTTAACTTCCACAAACATGATAGAACGGTGGAAAGAGAATAAATACAGAATAGATAAAAACATTGCCTTTGTCAAAGAGGGCAAACTACGAGAGTACTACTCTGTTAGATTTTGGAACACCTTTAAAGGACTATGATTATGATGACCCATTACACCCTATTGCAATATGCAATCCCAAGAGAATACATGCTTCCATTCGTGCAGGCATGTAGTACTCACTTAGAATATTTTGTTTCAGCCGACGATTTGTTGGGTGAACAAGACAATCACCCGATCAGTGAGATCCATGAAATATTTGACTTAACCTCAAATGAATTCAAGACTATTGCGGTGCGGATCAACCCGTTCAAACGAATGGTATTGTTTTATAAGACTAGGACTAATCTAGTCCTAGATGCTCAATGGAAAATGGGCCCGAACTACGTAGACTACACTGGTTGTAAGTCTCTTACTGAATTCTTAGACTTATACTTGAGCCCGGAGAATCCAAATTACGCTTCGCAGAATGCAGTTAATGCAGCTCCATTCTATATGTCTGGAGACGGCAAGCTAACAGTAAGTTACTTACTTGACTTCGATAATTTTAATGTAGATGTTAGAACCATTCCAGAGTTTGCCACTGTTGATAATGTAGATTATCTTTCAGAAGCACACGCTGCATGTGAAGGGTATTCAGTTCTTTACACTGATGCTGACAAATTAAAAGTGGCAGAAGTGTTTGCAGTAGATATTGCTGCCTGGGCCTACACGTTTGAATAACAATCAACTATATCAGGAAAAGTCTTACGCCAATCAGTACGGCGTATCTTATCCATCTGTTCGATATAGTTGAACATCGGGGATGCATTGTCATACATCTCTAAGCTAGACAGCATTTTGCTTATGTCATGCTCTTCCCCGTATTTTTCAAACACCTTATCTCTTAGTTTCTGATTAGCATATTTTAGATCCATAGTACCCATACATGCATTGGGCCTAATTAAATTAGATAAGTTCTTCATTCTATGCGCTGGTATATTTTCCTTCAACCAATCTTCTAGATCGTTAACATATAAAATATTCAATGGGCTTATAGTACAGTTCACGTGTAGCTGGGCCCTAGTCTCTGTCATTATTCTTTTCAGTATGGGCCCACACCGAAACCACTTAAGTGGCCAACGTAGATAGTCAAATCGTTCTCCAATGCCATCAAAGCTAGCACCGTATACAATGTTCTTATAGTCTTCCCATAACGTTAATACTTCATCACTCGGGAAGATACTACCATTAGATTGATATCGTATGCTGACCTTGCTCAGGTCTGGATGTACGTCTTTTAAGTGTCTAAGTAATTTGATATGAGACTTGGTATAGAATGGTTCACCGCCCATGATAAAGATAGTCTCTAGCTTATCTAGCGGAACTGTGTTTATGAGTTTACGAAATAACAAATCACTTGTATCAGTATCATCATCGGTTAGCTTTATCTTATACTGCACCTCAGCAATCTTTCGTTCAAATGAATTGCTAAGTTTAATTACTTTTGGAACGACTCCGCTTATATTTAGATTATGTTTTTTCTCAAACTTAGCCCAAGTAGTGCTGCAATAACTACCGCAACTGAGACAAGCTGCATTGCATTTGGTATCAAAGCTAACTTCTAAGTTAACGCAATCACCGGGCACTGATTCAGCCGATATCATTTGATTCGCATTTAGTCTTGGCTTTAGTATTTCTACTCCTGATTCTTCCATGTTCCTGCATGAGTTACATTCAGGTAACCATCCTGTTGCATTGTGTGCATATTCCATGTCACGTTTCAGTTCGATGGCATTGGACATGTCAGTTTTCTTTGTGTAGAAGCAACAAGGGCTCCATAACAGTTTGTCACCCTGTACATTGATTTTATAACCGTTACTTAGTTGCCTGCAAAATTTATTAGCCATTATTTAAAATACTTTTCTATCTCTGGAAAAACTTCACGCCATGCTAGTTTTCTATGCCCGTCGTGATATTCAATGTGTTTCATAAACTCATCGTATGATGCTCTGGTATAACCGGGAATGCATTTATCAACCGTGTGATCATTATCGGTGATCTCAGATATTGCATACTTCTTCCTAACTATCATTGCCAACACCGGCGGCAACGCAGCTAAACTCATAACTCCGTTAGCCATGAAGGGTTGTCTAAATATGTTCTTTGGGCTATACTTAGTACCCTTAAAGAACTCATGCGCCCACGCATCGTATCTATCATGGTAAAAGATATTGAACGGAGTCAGTGTATAGCTACCAGTGATACTTACATTAGGTAAGTCTAAGTCAATGATATATCGTAAGTTCTTTTCTACGTGTGACCATTGCAACGGCCAGCGCAGATAATTAAAGTGCTCACCAATTGCGTCTAAGCTAAAATGCAAGTTAAGATGCGATAGCTCAGACCATAACTCTAGCTGCTCTGGAGTAGGCTTTGCACTGCCATTCGTGATGTAAGTTACCCGAACCTTTTTCAAGTCTTGTACTTTTTTAACTTCTTGCAGTATTCTAAAATGGGTATCTGTTCTAAGTGGCTCGCCTCCCAAGAACGTAATGCGTCTGACTTTATCAAACCTCACAGTCTCATGTATTTGCTTTAACCAAACTTCAACGTTGTCTTCGTTGCTTTTGATGGTGAAAACTTTTTTGTTGATAGTTTGAGTAGTGTATTGTTCCCAAGTTGTACTGTTCCAACTACCGCATATAAGACATGCACCGTTGCAATCCTTATCAATTTGGAACTCTAAGTTGACACCTTCACCGTCTACCCACTCTATGGTTTGATCTTTGTTGGCGTCTATCCTGGGACTATGCATCCCTTTATCTTCACGTTCTTTGCAAAAGTTACACTCGGGTACCCAATCTTTGATAGCGTATAGTTCCTGCTTGTATGCGTCAACTGCTTCTTGGCCCGCTGACAAGTCTTGTGTCTTAGTGTACCAGCAACAGGGCTGAAGTACTCCGTAGACAAAACGGTATTGGTTGGTAAGGTACCTGCAAAAATTCTCTGACATGCTTTATTTATAAGCTATCGGGTAACCCTATAAATATGTGATGCTTAATGAACCTAGTCTGGCTATACTGATTGATTGCTGGGATATCCCACCTGAAATAGAACCAAAACTATATAATGATATAATTGATTGCGTAACTAACGACCCGGCGGTTGGCACTATTGTGCTTGCTTCATATAACTGCAAGAGGGAGCTTACTCATAGTAGCTCAGTGTGGTACCTCAATCATCACGCATTGTATGGACCGAATAATCCACTAAGAAAAATAAAAGAATTGAATCATGTGCATCGATTGCATATGGCAAGGGACACTACCTATCCACTTGAACAAACCCATCCTACTGTACTACATTACAATAACCCTTCAAAATTTCAAATAGCAATGCATTGGGCATGGCAACTTGAATATTATTTGTCTCTTAATCCTGAGATAAAAAATGTGTACGTGTTTGGTGTTGCATGGGATATATGTGTAAGGAATCGAACTCTGGGGTATCTAGCCTTGACAGAAATTCAAGGTATCAGTATACTAACAAAAGCGAGATGCGTGTTAGCCAGTGACTTCCAACACCCTAATTTAGACCTCGATCCTGATTGGGTTAAGGTTGCTGAAGACACGTATCAATACGTTTTGGGCAACACAAAGGTTGACGTTTAATCCATTCTCTGTTATACTTCACACATGAATTGAGAAATCGATTCAGAAAAGAATTTTTGTGTTATGGGTAAGCTGATGAAAATAGTTGTTGACAACTAATACAATCGGTGCTATAATACATACATGAACTGCAAAAGAGCGAAAAAAGTAGCTTAATTTGCAGTATTTTTAAACCAGGACTAAATAAAAGACTATGATGAATATTAACTGTCAATCGCTGAAACATACAGGACTATGGTCACCCGTGACGATAGCCATGTTAGCAGCCTTTGAGGGGAATTATTCAACAGCGCCGACAAGTATTCGCGGATCTAGTGATCAGGGCAGAATGCTCCAGGGGTTCATAGGACGAGGTAGTTACAACTAATTGTAATACTTCAACAAGTTTTATGAAGCCCCTGGGATTGCAAAGTCTCAGGGGTTTTTTGTTTTGTGGTAGAAAGAATTTGACAGTAAATGGTGATTCTGTTATACTAGAGACATTAAAGAAGCAAGTAAAAAGGCTTCATTGAATAAGAAGATGTTGTAAAGATACAACAAAAGAATTTTGACAGTAAATGGATTTTATGTTACAATCAGATAAGAATAAAAAATCTGATTGGCTCAAGGAGAATACTCTAACTCCTGAACAGTTCAAGCAATTGATCTTACAGAAGGTAGAGCGTAACAAGGGTCAGTCAGTAAAAGCTAGAAAACAACTAGCATAAAAAATTAGTGTGGATTTAGAGCAGTAACCCTGCCCAGGAAACGAGGTCCTGACAATGCACTATAAACATGTTGTAAACGGGCGGACAGAATACATGAACGTGTAGCGGTAATGCACTAGTAAGACTTCTGGGTAGAGTATTAACTCTATCATAGCGTGGATGTTGAAAGATACATCACGCTATTCTAAAATTCACTCTATGAACAATGGCTCCTATCGCAGCCTAAGTAGTTTAGTGAATTTCAGAATAGCGTGTGCGAGGAAAATTATTGACCCTGTGAAGGTCCAAGTACGCACATTATATATTGTTGGGGTATCGCCTAGTCTGGCCCAAGGCAACGGTCTTTGAAATCGTCATCATTGGTTCGAATCCAATTACCCCTGCCAGTTTTAAGTTGGTTGCTTCCAGTATAGTGCGTAGTCGCTATATTTTTTAGCAGACTCTACTACCAAGCTACTAATGCGGTCTCTTACTTTTGTAATATCGGCTGCAACGATAACTGCGATTCGTAATGCTCCGACAGTCGGTGTGTTAACTGCATGTACTGCTCTAACATTATTTAAATAAAATGTTTGATTAGGTTCACGCAGTTTTGCGCTCAGTGTTACATTCTGTAACGGAGTTTCACTGAAGTTAGGATCTAGAATGCCAAATCCTGGTCTACTATCATATGGTATGATAGTGGGTCTTATTAGTAGAAAATTATTGTCTTCTTCTTGATTTTCAATATAGCAGCGTAATCCAGCAGTATCTGGATCGCTATGCCAAAATCCTAAACCGGCGAAGTCAGAACGAACAGGTAATAATACTACATTGTTTATTTCTGATTCACGTATTTTATAAGCAGAACTAAAAAAATCTGCAAGCTCTGGAAATTCTATATTAAAGTCATGGCACCAGTTATCATTGATTCTAGGATATACTAAGTTCCAGGGATAAGTGCTACTGACTTCTTTAATTTTACTCGCATCCAGTCGATTAGGATGGTGCTGTGTAGTACGATAAGAATCTGCCCAAGATAGCAGTTTAGTAATATCTGTTTTAGGAACAGATGGAGTATCAAGTGGGGTGTATAATATATCAAGTGCCTTCATGCACGTATTTATTACACTCCGGTTAATCAACAATTTTACACTCAGTTCGACTATCGGTTAGGTCAGGATACTTTCAATTTCCAGAGAGGGGTTCGACTCCCCTACTGAGTACCAAGTCAAGGCGATGACCCAAGCGTAAGTTTCCTAGGAACGAGAAGCTAAGATGCGTAAGTGTGCAGCTGGTTTCGCACCGCCGAGTTAATATGGAGTAGACGCCTGAGAGGAAGGGCTCCCGGCTGTAACCCGGAGGACAGTACTGCTGTATAGGTTCGAACCCTATCTGCTCCACCAATATAATGCGACCGTAACTCAGTTGGATAGAGTACTAGGCTACGAACTTAGGAGTCGGGAGTTCGAATCTCTCCGGTCGCACCAGATACAATGCGTGGTTAGCTCAGTTTGGTAGAGCAGTAGGTTGCCAACTTACAGGTCGCAGGTTCGAACCCTGTACCCCGCACCAGTTTTAGGATGCATCCTGCAAAATTAAATCAATTCAAAACTTTTATCTTTGAAAAGAAACTGCATCCTGTTATTCATGCTCTTATAGTTTAATGGAAGAACACTGTCTTGGTATGACAGATATCGTAGTTCGATTCTACGTTAGAGCACCAAAATTTATGCCATGGTAGCAGACTGGTAATGCACCGGATTGTCTATCCGTTCTATGCGAGTTCGATTCTCGTCCATGGCGCCAACTTTAGCCCTTTTCGTATAACGGTATTACGCCTGTTTTGTAATCAGGATACGGCAGTTCAATTCTGTCATGGGGCACCAATCATGGATGTATAGCACAGCGGTAGTGCATCTCCTTCATACGGAGCAGGTCAGTAGTTCAAATCTACTTACATCCACCAAACAATATGCCTAGTTAGTTCAGAGGAAGAACGTCTGCCCGATTAGCGGAATGTCGTAGGTTCGAGTCCTACACTAGGTACCAAATTATCTCTGAGTTTGACTAGACCGCGCAATCTAGTTAATAGTTGGGAATGTCACTTTCGACGGTGATCTCAGGGGCCAAGTTTTGAGATAGACGTAGGAGTCGAGTCGCAAGTAGCGGTGCAGCAAGAGAAGCACGTGTTTAACGTGAAAGATGCAAGACCTCCTCCATACGAGACAAACTATTGAGTCCCTTCAACAAGGATAGGTAGCCTCTCAAAAACCTACAATTGGGGTTCTCATATAATGGGATTATGCTAGCCTTGCACGTTAGTCATCGGGGTTCGATCCCCCGGAGCTCCACCAAAATTCATCTGTGTTTAGCTCAGTCTGGTCAGAGTTCTCGCCTTGGAAGTGAGGGGTCGGAGGTTCGAATCCTCCAGCGCAGACCAAAATTTATCTCCGATTGGTGAAATGGAATCACTCTTGGTTTGGGACCAAGGAGCGCAAGTTCGATTCTTGCATCGGAGACCAATAGTTATATGGTGTTGTTAGTGTAAAGGTTAGCACCAGAGATTGTGAATCTCTTAGTACGGGTTCGAATCCCGTACGACACCCCAAAGTTTTATGCCCTGCTGGACAAATCTGGCAAAGTCGCTTCTCTCAAAAGGAAGAGTTCTCTCGGTTCGAGTCCGAGGCAGGGTACCAAGTTTCCCGTCTTAGTGTAGTGGTTAGCACACGTATAAAAGGTCATCCTGTCAAGGATGCAGTCAGCAATATACAACATTCCATGTCAAGGACGAAACGGGGGTTCGATTCCCCCAGACGGGGCCAATTACGGTAGTCGGAGTCATGACCCTTTGCGTTTTCATGAGATGCAAAGCGAGCTACCACCAACAAATGGAGAGTAATGCAGCGGGGATGGTCCTGCGACTGGCCTTGAAAACCAGGTTCTCAGAAATGGGATGGGGTTCGACTCCTCTGCTCTCCGCCAAACAATGAAGTGTCTGGATGAGTTATTCACGTTCGATTCGTGTTAATGGTGGTCCGCCCGCGCAGCATTCTTGGGGTTCGATTCCCCTTCACTTCACCAATATAATGCAACTTTAGCTGATGTGGTCATAGCGGCGGTCTGAAGAACCGTTGAAGTAGGTTCGATTCCTACAGGTTGCACCAAGTACAATGCCCTGGTAACCGAATTGGTATAGGTACTGGTCTAAGAAGCCAGGTTCTGCGAGTTCGAGTCTCGCCCAGGGCACCAAACAATCTCGCTATAGTTCAATGGATAGAATAGAAGTTTCCTAAACTTTAGGTCCTAGTTCGATCCTAGGTGGCGAGACCAAAAACTTGACAAATAATCAAATTTGTCGTATAATAAACACATGGGTCCTTAGTGCAATGGATAGCATACGAGTCTTCGAAACTCATGATGTAGGTTCAATTCCTACAGGACCCACCAAGAAGGCATTAAATAGATGTAGTAGCAATAGCAACAAAGGAGTATATCATGGCTGTTCTAGCACTAGACATTTCAGGAGTTCCAAGACAATGGATCTCATACGATGACGCAATTACTTACCAAGCAAAAGATGCGGTAGCATGGAGCATGGGTGATGTGGTTGCTAAGTATCGCGGGGGTTTGCAAAACGACGGAACCTTCAGTTACCTAGAAACTACTAGTATCATTGCTATCAAAGGCCATGGATTCAACCCTTTCAAGCATTCAACTGTTGCATTGACTAACAAGACATTGTTTGGTCGTGACCGTAATGTGTGTGCATACTGTGGCGAACATCACGCTAACTATCACAACCTAAGTCGTGACCACATTAACCCAAAGTTCTTGGGTGGTGAAAACACTTGGATGAATGTAGTGACTGCATGTAAAGAATGTAACAGTAAGAAGGGTCACAAGACTTTGAAAGAAGCACGTATGGAACTGTTGTACACACCGTACTCACCGAACCATTACGAAAACATGATCCTTCAACACAGGAACATTCTTGCTGATCAAATGGAATACTTGCTAGCAGGTGTTCCAAAGCACAGTAGAATCTTACTAAATTAACTTGACAGAAATATTTCCTTGTGTTATACTATGTCTAAATAAAGATGCAGTGAGTAACTTCACTGTATCACAATCGCCCGATTGGCTCAGGGGTAGAGCAACCGCCTTGTAAGCGGTAGGTCGTCTGTTCGAATCAGACATTGGGCACCAATTTTATTCTCTTATAGCTCAGTTGGTAGAGCAAGTGACTGTTAATCACTAGGTCCGTGGTTCGAGCCCACGTAAGGGAGCCAAATATCTTAAAGGTAAATTATGTTGATAAGTGATAACGCAGGATACAAACTCTATTGCGAAACCCGTCAGTTGGAGATATCAAGTGATACTTTTCATGTACGCATTTTTACGACATACGAATGGGCTAAGAACCCAACCGCAGAACAAAACAAGATGGAACTAATTATGTCCTCGGCAGAATTAGCGAATCTCAGACAAGCACTAACAGCCTAAACTTGACAATAAATCAACATTGTGCTATAATCATAGCATGAGTTGAGAATCATCTGGCGTTAGTACAACGGATAGTACAGGGGATTTCTACTCCCTAGATAGCGGTTCGATTCCGTTACGCCGGACCAAATTAAAACATATTACTCGCAGGAGGACAATGCCTCTGTAGCTACTGGGAACTCAGCGTGAAACTGGGGTAGTGCGATTTCACTAGTGTGTTTTAATTTGGTTCTGTTGTAAAATTACAACAAGAAACGATTTGACAATAAATGGTGTCTATGCTATAATCATAGCATGAGTTGAGAAAGTCATCGTACTTTTCAACAAGGTTCTTTAATAGTTTGTAGTGTAGTTTAGGCTGATGGACGGCAATCTGTTCGCAGTCTGAAATTTATCCCGTAATCATAGCTTTGCCGAGCGAGTGACAACGGAGTGGGTATTAGTGTTAGGATAACATACTGGGTTTTGCGACTCAGAGAAACAAGTTCAATTCTTGTATACTTTTTAACAAACGTCAGCCTAAACTACATTACAAATCTATTGACAATAAATGGTGTCTGTGCTATAATCATAGCATGAGTTGAGAAATCTGTTTAAAAACAGTGTGACGGAGGTTGATGCTACTTTAGGGTAGACTGATACAGAGTAACAAGCTAGTGGAAATCACACATTAAACTAGCGAAACAGGTTGACAATAAATGCAAATGGTGTTATAATAGACACATAGCAACAAACGATAGAGTTAGTTGCAACAAGTTCTTTAAAAATATATTGATAGGTTCTGAGTCAAGCGATTGACTATGGTAGCTTACTGTGTAAACAGATAAGTGAGGTGAACGAAAGTTTGTGATAAAGACATAAGTCCTAAGCATGTAATGTGAGTAATCACCCTATCAATAAGTTTTGAACAATGTTCATTAAAAATTTACTAGTATATATTTCTCGCTAAGACAACACCAAGCACGATTTTGTTGCAAGGTGATAACAGTCCGCAATCTTGTGAAAGACAGCGTAGCGAGAAGTTATATTGAAACACATTAAAACACGCCCCTAGTAGCAGTAGCGAATCAAGGGTGGAAGGTTGAGTGTGTTTCAATATGATTTTGATACATTAGTTGACCGAGCGCAAAACTCGTGTTAAACTAATATGAATTCTGGGTTCAAATCCCGGGGTCGGCTAGTGTATCGTTTTATTATGACGCATTCATCTATCGGTTAGGATACCAGGTTTTCATCCTGGGTAGAGCGGTTCGACTCCGCTATGCGTTACCAAGTTTTGATAGTGTCGTAGATTTTGCATTAGTAGTTTAAGCAGAGGAATACATTATCAATCAGATTTTCGGAGACTGAAACTTATTTTGGTGCAGCGGTTGCTGGAGGCGGCCTGTCTGTTCGAGAATAAGCGGATAAAGTGGACGGCATATGGGTAAGTGACTAGGCGAGGACGGTAACAGTCCTTTGCGCTGAAACCGACCGCCCGTATGTAGGCTGTCTCCATCTATAAGGCTCGTTCATATAATGGTCATTATCGCGGATTGTCTATCCGTAGACGGGAGTTCGATTCTCCCACGAGTCGCCAGAGCAGACCCTGTCGTGTAGCAAAGCCCCACATTGAGTGGGTGGCTCAGGGTGTAGAAAAACACGAACTAATTTTGGAACGGTCCTATAATGGTATTAGAGCAGATTGCTAATCTGTCGCTCGGCGTAATCCGGGTTCTGAGTTCGAGTCTCAGTCGTTCCGCCAGACAATGTAGAGGTGACAGAGTGGCCTAATGTGACTGATTGCAAACCAGTTTTTCGTGAGTTCGAATCTCACCCTCTACTCCAAGGACTCTCCATAACACACGGAGTATAATGTGATAAGTTGTGTGTTCATTCATTTTTTTAAAAGGTACTATATGAAGCGAAGTTCAGCGAAACTATAGTGTCAATCATCGACCCCGTATATGGTCCTTGGTTGGCACATTAAAGATAATTTAATATGCACAACCCCTTCAAGATGTTTCGATAGCATACCGGACTCTTAATCCGAGAAGGCTCAGTTTGACTCTGAGTGGAGGGACCATATACGGGGTATAGTGAAATGGTTATCACAGCAGACTTTTAATCTGCCAGTTCCGAGTTCGAGTCTCGGTGCCCCGACCATATGCAAACACATTTTTCTGAACGCCAGTCGTCGCAGTGCAGAGTAGGTTGAGTGTGTTTACATATGGTGAAGATTTTTGGAGTGGACGCACCAATGGTGGTGCAGCGGACTGTAACTCCGCCAGCTTCGGCTACGACTGGTTCGATCCCAGTACACTCCACCAAGAGCAAACGACAGCAATGTCTAACGGTTGTAAGTGACGATGGGATATCGGAACTTTCACAAATTTATTCCTCAGTAGCTCAGTTGGTAGAGTACAGCACTGTTAATGCTGGTGTCGGTGGTTCGAACCCACCCTGGGGAGCCAGTTTTATGAGTTCGTCTAGTAACCGGTAAATTGTAGTTTAGTCTACAAGCTCATGATTAGTTTTAGGATCCGTTCAGCAAATAAAATAATTCAACTTTTAATTGAAAAATAAGGATCCTGTTTTATATATCTCCTTGGTGTAATGGCAGCACTGCGGTCTCCAAAACCGTAAGTCTAGGTTCGAGTCCTAGGGGGGATGCCAAGTTAATGCGCCGTAAGTATAATGGAATGAGGGCTTGTCCATCCTGATATAAACGAGTGGCCACTCGGTCGGGTTTCTAACGCTGGTTCGAATCCAGCACGGTGCACCAAGTTTATGCTCTTGAATGGTTTGCGAGTTGGATTTGAAGCCAAACGTAGACAGGTTCGATTCCTGTTAGGAGCGCCAAGTTTTGTAAGTGTTAGCAAGAGAAAGTCACGCTGTCTAAGTTTGTTCGAACAACTGAAACAGTAGAAGGTAGCGGGTTCGATGCCCGGCTGGTCGCTTGAGTGGGACCGGCATACAGTTGGCGTATCATCTGGACAAGTATCCCAAGTGACTTATCCTGACCCTGCCGGCTTTATTACAAGGGAAAATGGTTGTGATATATGGGACGCAGCAGCTTACAGATTCAATTTAGGATGCCTACTGCAAACATTAAAAACTTTCTCTTATTCAGAAAACAATGTGCATCCTGTTATATATGCCTCTATAGTTTAACGGTAAAACGGCGGATTTATATCCCGTAAGCAACAGATAATTGGTTCATCTGGGTTCGATTCCCGGTGGAGGCACCAAGTTCAATTGCCCCTATAGCTCAGTTGGTAGAGCACCGCCTTGATAAGGCGTAGGTCACTGGTTCGAGTCCAGTTGGAGGCACCATATACAAACGCATTACCCAATGATAGCGGCATACCCGTGGAGTCATTGGGAGTCTTGCAAGCTAGTGCGTTTGTATATGGTATGTGACCGAAACAGTTTACATTGTATAGCATTTGCTATATAATACATGTATGATGCGCTCTTAGCTCATGTTGGTTAGAGCAGTGGACTCATAATCCATTGGTGCTGTGTTCGACTCACAGAGAGCGCACCAATTAAAGTGAGCGTATGAAAGTGACAGCAGTGTCCATGTCAGTGAAAAATTTCATGTTCAGTTCGTGAGTGTAAATATCATGAACGAGGATGTAACATGTATTCTTGCGAGACATTGAAACGTGGATGAGTAATCCAGTTTTTGTGAGAGCATCGTATGTGTGCATGATAGTATTTAGTAAGCGGGATTAGTTTAATGGTAAAACAGCAGATTTCCAATCTTCGGTCATCAGTTCGATTCTGATATCCCGCTCCAGAGTTAGTTAGATTTATTGCCCCGTTGGCGGAATTGGTAGACGCGCCAGATTTAGGTTCTGGTATCTTCGGGTGTGACGGTTCGAGTCCGTCATGGGGCACCAATATTATGATAATAAAAGAATATAAAGTCATAAATGCAACTTATGAAGAATTTCATAAGCAGGTAGCAGTATTGTTAAGTGAAGGCTGGCAGCCCCAAGGTGGCGTCAGTGTGATACGCAGTTGGTACAAACCAGATGCAACGACATACTACTTTCAAGCATTTGTGAAGTGAGATATTGCGAGTATGGTGAAATAGGTAGACGCAAGGGACTTAAAATCCCTCGCCGCAAGGCGTCCCGGTTCGACCCCGGGTACTCGCACCAAGTTTAGGGGGATTAGCTCATTTGGGAGAGCGGCTGCTTTGCAAGCAGTAGGTGATCAGTTCGATCCTGATATCCTCCACCAAACACGATAAATACTGCATAGGGGAAATAATATGCAAATAAAAGTCTTTATCAATGATAAGTTATACAAGACGGTCACAGTACCGGGAACAACATACGATCCAAGTTTCATCTGGCCTGAAATAGAAGCAGACAGAGATTCTGGGTTGTTAACGACATTCAATCTCAATAGAGGTTTAGCAATTCGCTACGAAAAAGTAGCATAAGGTTTTAGGATCGGTTCAGCAAAACAAAAGCTAACTATGGTTGTCTAGCGACAAAAACGATCCTGTATTTTTACGCGGGGAGGGTAGTCACCACAGCGGTCTCATAAGCCAGCTGCATCGGCAGTGCGAATCTGTCCCCCGCATCCAGTTTTAGGATACATTCAGCAACACTTAATATCAAGCAGTATGTCAGTGGTTCGAATCCACTCCGAGGCGAAAGCTAAGGTAGCTCAGTTGGTAGAGCAACAGCCTTTAAAAAGCGTATCCTGTTAGGTTGACCGTTAGGTTCTTTTCAGCAAATTTAAATAATCTTTCTGTAAAAAAGACGGACTGGGTTCGAATCCCAGCAGTGAGTTGGTCTTCACTGTGGTGTAATGGTAGCACTTAAATGAGAACCTGTTATGCGTGATTAGTTCAGTGGTAGAACGCTTGGTCGACATCCAAGAGGTCAAAAGTTCAAATCTTTTATCACGCACCATAAACAACATAAATAATTATTCGGAGTGTAGCACAGCCCGGTAGTGCGCTGCGTTTGGGACGCAGAGGTCCAAGGTTCGAATCCTTGTATTCCGACCAAATTTTAAAAAGTGAATTATGCAAATTGGTTTTTTCGGGCATAGTACTTGCTCAAGTGAAGGTCCGGGCACGTATCTAACAACAGTGGCTGAGCATTTTAATGCTGCTATTGTACATAAAGGTGTCGGTCAGGGGTCAGAAGAAAGAATATTATTTGACCTCAAAAAATCCAACAATTTAGACATAGCTGTAATATTCCATAGTAGACCTGGATCATTATTTTTACCTAACTGTAGTGCAGACTTTGATATAAGAAAAATAAACACACAGTGGGGAGATGAAGTCCAAGGTGATACTGCAATGGCAACAAGTGCGTTCAACAGCCCATACGGGAACGTCAAAAACATATTTGAAACTTTAGATAAATTTATCAATTGTTTACGATACTACAAAAAGTATTTGTATCATCCAGACTTACACTTAAACAGATTTCAAGGAGCATTAGTGCTGATTGATAGTTACTGTGAAAGTAAAATTCCCGCTACGGTACATGTTATAGATGCCGCTTATATTCCACCTTGGCTCACTGATTTTAAATCAGGAATTAGGTCTGCTGAAATAGAAAAATTAGTGATAACTTTCAGAAAACAAGGACAGGAATATCCGTGTCAGTTACTACCTGAAGGTCATCAAAAAATAGCAGACATTTTGATAAAACTTATAGCCGATCAATTAGAGAATAAATAATTACATGCAGGTCGTGGCAGAGTGGTCAAATGCTCCTGGTCGTAAACTAGGAGACCGTTAAGGTCTACGGAGGTTCGAATCCCCCATCTGCTCCATACATGTAAATACAGGAACGAATTATGAGCAAAGGCGATAGACCAAGACGATCTACTATTCCGTTAACGGAATACAATAAGAATTTAGATACCATCTTTGGTATCAAAGAACCAAAAGCCCGATGGATTCCTCCTCCACTACCAGTAGAAGTAGTTGAAGTAAAAGAAAACATCTGGGAAATTAAAGACACCACTCAAGGTGGTTAAATAGATATATGCATCGTTAGCTCAGGGGTAGAGCGTCTCCTTTACACGGAGAGGGTCCGCGGTTCGAAGCCGTGACGATGTACCAAATTTAATGAGTAACTACTTACCGTTACCCCAATCAATATCATCCTTGCCTCTAGCAGACAAAGAATGGTATTGGTACGATCCACACATAATATTACATTCTTCTCTCTACCGAAAAAACATCGTAAACAATATCAGTACTGAGATGCTGAATGCTTGTAATTTTAGAAAAACTACATTGATTCAAGGTAGCTACGCTAGATTTAATAGAGATACATACCCAGTTAAAATTTTAACTAATCAGGTGCTAGATATAGTTCCTAATTTTTCTACTCGCAGAAAATTAGACTTTACTGAGTTGACTGATAAGAGGTCAATGGATCTCTTAGAGAAAGCAAAAACGTATTCAACTGTTTTATTTTTTTATAGCGGCGGAATAGATAGTACAACACTGTTGTGCGCAATTCTCAAGAACTGGCACAAAGCTGAATTGGCTAGAGTCACTATCGTTATGAACCAACATAGTATCAATGAAAACCAACTTATGTTTGATAGATATATCAAGGGTAATTTCATCATTGAGAATGTAGATGAGTTTTTCATTAATGCCAAAGTTAATAACGACACCTTATATATAACGGGTATGTTAGGTGATGCATTAATGGCTGAAGAGAATAATACAATGATGTATGATCAACAGTATCCTAATACCTATCATAAACCGTGGCGTGAACATAAAGATAATTTAATAAATTTCTACACTACTAGGACTAATGCAAGCGCCGCCCGCCATGTAGTAGATTCAGTGGAGCAATCACTTGCCTTACTTAGTTATGAAGTAGAGACTATCTATGATTTCTTTTGGTGGATAAGTTTCAATTGGGGTTGGGACACTGAAATTTTCTATTCAGTGTGGTTCTGGAAACTATCTGCTACCGCTAACACAAAACAGTTTTTAGAAGAAAATAACTTTCTGTGGTTCAATACTATTGACTACCAAGATTGGGCTATCAATAGTATAGGGACTATTTTAATGTGTGGTGATTCTTTGAAAATGGCAAAGTACTCAATGAAGAAATACATCCACGACTTTAACCATGACAGTGAATATTTCTTGAATAAAATAAAAGAGGGTTCAGTGTCAAAGAACAAAAAACTGATACCTATTGCATTTTGTGGTATAGATGATAATTATAACATCTACTATCGCAAGCTAAATACTAATACAAAATAAAAGGTCTCTTACCATGTCATATGAAGTTATTGTTACTTTCACTAAAACACCTGAATCCCCTGCTGACGCATTTAAAACTATGCCGGTGCTAAGAGCCGGGGTAGCCGGTGTTACTCAGGAACAAATCGATACAATTAATGAACTATATCCAATGACGTATGAGTCTAGAGAAATTCTAGACCAGCGGATAATTCATTATACATTCCCATCAAAAGTAGAATTTGATGGCAGAGAATCAGACCCCTCCGTAGCTGCGTTTAGAGCGCAACGAGCTGCATGGGCAGAAGCTAATCATATAACAGTAGCCCTTCGGGTATTGTAATTAATGCGGGATTGATGTAATGGTTGCCTGTGACCTTGCCAAGGTTATCGTAGGAGTTCGATTCTCCTATCCCGCTCCAAATTTTTAAAGGTGTTAATATGACAGATAGTAGAGTACAGTATTCGGCTGACACAGCAGTAGCTATGGTTGGAAATAGATTTGACCTAGTTCTAATCGCATCAGCTAGAGTTAGAGAATTGAAAAGAGGCCATCATCCTAAAGTTATGGTCAATGGTGGACCAACTAGCACTGCACTACGTGAAGTTGAAGAAGGCTTTGTGGGACGAGATTATCTCAAGCGAGTAGGCAACGAGCGACCATCACGATAAATTATTTTAAATAACGGAAGATTGGCAGAGTGGCCGATTGCATCAGTCTTGAAAACTGAAGATCCGAAAGGGTCCGTGAGTTCGAATCTCACATCTTCCTCCAATAACAATAGGTTGCTTCGGCAACCTATTGCCATATCTATCCAGGTAAGATTACGCTATTGTAATGTTGCCCAATTAATATTGATGCATTGTATAAATGATGATAGGATTGACGAACTCTTGTAGATTTAATACGAGTCTTGGATAGTACTAGCGTTGTAGTACTACTTGGGACTGTTTAGAAGTACTAAAGGTAAGTGTAAGTACTATTATAATATATTTTAATGTAAAGTCGGAGATATAGATTGGGAAATGATTTTGAAAAAATGATAGCGACAGCTAAAACTAATGAGTTGTATGACTTTTACCGTGGTAAATGTTACCGCAACTTCGGCATTAGAGTAATGAAAACCGAAAGTATAACTATGCAGGAACAAATAACTAATGACACAGTAGCGGTGAGAAAACCGCTAATAGCATATTTTCATAGTGGTGAATATGTCCCCTCACCAAAAATAGTAGAGATATTATCAACAGCAGCTCCTTGGCATATAAAACGTTGCTCTAGCTGGTCCGAACTGAGTGATGTACTAAAACTAAGACCGGCACAGTTAGCATTTCATATTGACATGGTAACAGGATCTTCAACTACAGTATCTGAATTCGTTTCAATGATTGAGACCTTAACAAAATTAGTAATACCAAATAAAAAAGTTACGATAAGCGTAGTTATAGAAAAACACACACCACTAACAATAGTTAAAGAATTGCAGAAACTCACCATAGCAGGTATTGTGCCTAAACCAACTACATTCCCAGTAGATGAAACATACAAATCGATAGATGCATTAGCCAATGGCATACCTTACTGGCCCAAACATATTCTACAACAATTGCCTGGTGCAGTAGTAAAACCAATAACTAAAAATTCTATCACACTGACTCCTAGACAAGCAGAGATTGCAAAACTAATTACCGAGCGTGGCGTATCAAATAAAAAGATAGCAAGTATATTGAACATCACTGAAAGCACCGTGAAAATTCATGTTAGTGCTATATTGAAAGCATACGGCGTTCGTACTAGAACACAATTAGCAGTAGTGGCTAACAAATAGACTCTGATAAATATAAGCCCTTCGGGGCTTTTTTTGTGGCTAAAATTCCATACTGGAGTATGAGTAGTACTACCGAGTGTCCTGTACCACTGTTTTTCATTGTAAGTAATAGTATGCTGCTATAGAAATGGTTCTGTTTCAGCATCATTGGGGACGCAATGTCCCTAGCTTTTATCTAAGGAAAAATAAAATGGCTGATATGTTAACAACTGATCCCTTCTTCGCACTAACTGGACAAGTATCCGGTGTTCGTGAAAAAGTTTCTGATTCAATCTTCGAAAACTACAAACTACAAGTCGCACAAACAAACGACATCAACAACCGCGCTATGCAAGTTGCATTGCACGATGCTACTGAACTAGCTGCTATCAAGCAAGAAGTATCTAACAGTACATTGCAAACTATGCTTGCAGCAGCACGCACTGATGCCGCAATTGGTGCAACTGCTGCTGCTACTAACCGTGCTATCGCTGATGCAAACATGCAACAACAACGCACTGCGATGGAGCAAGGCGAATTGACACGTGGTTTAATCAATGCATTGAACACACAGAACTTAAACACTGCACTTATCAACACCAACACAGCATTGACTGGTTCTGGTATTGCTTATGCTGGTTTAGGTCTTGCTTACGGCGGTGCTGTAAGTGCGTTCAATCAATCAAGCACAACTTCAGCAATCAATGCATTGAATAGCGCAATCGCTACTCAAGGTATGGTTACTGTTGGTGCTGGTGCTGTTGGTGGAACACAAACTGCTACACCAACATCAGTAAACTAATTAACTAAAGGAGGATTCTATTATGTTTAGATCCAACTTTGGTTTCGGTGGGTACGGCGGCTACTATCCAAGAGGTTATTTAGGGGCAGGCATTGGTTATCCATATGCTCCTCTAGTTCTTCCCTTTTATGGATATGGCTACGGCTATCCCGGATATGGATATGGTTATGGGTACGGTTCGCCGTACGGCTATATCTAAAAATTAGATCGGTGGGTCGGTTCACAAGACTGGCCCACTTTTTTTAAAGAAAGAAATACAATATGTTCCCTAGTTATATATATCCATTTTACAGAAGTCCTTATACCTTTATGCCTAGTCCTTGGGCAACGCCGTACGGTTATGGCAATTACGGCAATTACTCAAGCTCAAACATTATCGGCAGTGCTGTCGCTAATCAGAATATGAACACTATTGGCATCGGCGCTATTGGTGGAACACAAATCGCTACACCAACCGTTGTTTGGTAAGGAATACAAATGTACAAAAAAATCACACACAATATTATGGAAGAGCATTTCGCTCATCCTCTTGCAGCAGAATTAAAAAAGAAAGTAGAAAAACTTGTTGTGCAACCAATGACACAACCAAAGCCTACTCTTAAATCAACTATTATGATCACTCCCGAGACGCAACTACATATGAACTCACATGAGTTTTTTAATAAGATAGTTTGGGGAATACGTAATTATATCATCAGTGAGCTTAATAGTGCCCCTGATTCAGATTACATAAAGACACGTTTACTAAAAGACATTGCCGAACTAGGTCCAATTTTAAGTAAGTATTATTCTACAAAAATCGGTGACGATGCAGTAAGACACTTAACTGCATTTGCTGGTGTATTAGTAGAATTGATAGCTGCTGCTAAAGCTGGTAAAGATATTACTAAATTGACTGCATCAGCATTTGGCTATCTAGATAACTTAGCTAATGTAGTCAGTGTAGCAAACCCGACACACTGGCCAGAGCCAGTAGTTAAAGAATTTTTACACACCTATTTTACTCACGTGATTGACCAGGTCACTGCTAGAATAAAGAAAGATTGGGACGCTGACATGGTTGCATCTACTAAGGCTAGTAACGTACTCACTAGTGGCCCAGTTACTGAAGGCATATTAAAAGGAATGCCTGACTTCGCAAACGTTTTCGCAGAAGGAATTATTAAACAATTCCCGCAAGTATTTACTACCAAATAAGGAAGCACATCATGTACAAAAAAATATCACACAACATTGTTGAAGAACATTATGCACCACCGGCTGGAATAGAAATACCCAACCCACATAATCCACCTAATCCATCTGGAATTTACATCAATGGTTCAATTGGATCAGCAGATGAGTTACCTCAATATGTGTTGAATGAAAATACAATGCTATTCAGGATGGATTGTAGAAGCGCATGGCAGAAGTGGGCATACAGTTTGATGAACTATGCAGTTAGCTTAAACGGTAATCTACCTGGTACTGACCAAGTTAAAGGTAGAATGCACAAGAATGCCGTTGCTATCGGTGATATGTTAATCCCATACTATGGTCCTACTAGTGCAAGACTAGTTGGAACCTCATTGATTGCTATTGATGATATCGGCATGCACTATGTTGAAGCATTGAAAAAGGGTGAATCAACAGAAGAAATTGTAGCAAGTTGGGCGCCCTTTGTAGACGACTTTGCTAGTGTAATGAATCAGTTGAATCCTAATAACTGGCCAGTATCTCTTATCACCGACATATTGTTAGCATTAGTTCAAGCATGGCAAGATCAATTGACAGCAAGGGCTAATGGTGACTTTACTGCGGATGAGATTGCAATTGATACGATTGGTAAGTTAGTGATTACTGGAATACCAGATCATGGTAAGGGTTATGATAGCTTGGCAGATATTTTCAGCAGAGGTATCATCGCCCAATTCCCTAGTATGTTCCAAGAGTAATCTATGGCACTGATTAATCTTCCTTCTGACAAGGACATTGAGCTTACTAGTTTGGAAGCTCATGTTGGTTTATGCAACCAACGGTTAAAATCGTTAGATGGTAAGATTAATGAACTAGTTGAGCAAGACAAGGCATACAAGAAAATGATATTTCGTGCATGTCTTGCTTTAGTAACAGGTGGTCTTAGTGGACTGACTGCTTTATTAATTCATTTATCTGGAAAACTATCATGACTGAACTTACTCAAGCTGAGATTAAGAGACGGACCGGGTTGCTTGCGCAAGCAAGGCAATTGGTGAACAAAGAGTATATTGCTCGCCGCTCCGAACAGCATCAGCATTGGATTGCTAATAGTGAATCGTCATGGCGTACTAACGGCGCATTATTACCTTACCCAGCTGGGATTTTATATCCAAGTGAAGATGAGATAGTCGCAAAGGCATTAGAATTATATAATGCTTCTGCACCGCAAGCAGCCCCAACATCAACACATTTACCGTTACCTGAAGTTCCGCCAATGTCGGCTGCAACTTTTAATCCAGAACTAACTGCAACTGTAACTGCACAATTACAAGAGGCATCTGCTGCGACACCTCTTGCAGTAATTGACATACCAGTTTCTAGTCCTTGGGTAAACTACTTACAAGAACCTGAACTAACACCGGTCGTAGTTGAACCTGAAGTAATAGCAGCACCAGAAGTAATTGAACCAGAGATAGTAGTAGAAGCTGAGCCGGAAGTAGCAGAACCGGAACCTGAAACGGTGGTTGTTGCAGCCGATGATGTTCAGACTACAGTAGCTAAGAATTCACTACTACGCAATGTACTATCAGGTTGGTTGCAAAAAAATAAAGACAAGGAAACATAATGTTCAATAATCTATTGTTCGGGAGAACACCTGTACGCAGAATAATTCGTCAACCTGTTATCAGAAGACCTATCGTAAGACGCCCGGTCATTAACCAATTTGGTGGTAACGGTGCCGACATATTTTATAATAACGGTGGAGTTGGACCTCCAGGACCTCCAGGACCTCCAGGACCTCCAGGACCTCCAGGTACGCCGGGATTAGTGCCAGTCACTATAGTAAACACTAGTCCGTATATTGCTTTACCTACTGACTATGATTTAGCAGTTACTGCTAACGCAGTTATCCCTGCTACAGTTGTATTGCCTGTAAGTCCGACTGGTACCGTGTTCATTGTAAAAGATGCAGCAGGTGTTGCATCAATAAACTCTATCACAGTATCAGCTATTGCATCAACAATTGACGGCGCGGCAGCAGCGACCATTGACGCTAATTATGGAAGTCTAACTTTCATATTCAATGGCATTGAATGGAACATAGTGTAATGGCATACAAAGAACCATTAGCTTCAGTAACTGACTTTGGAATAATGAAAGTCGGCACCGGTCTAAGCGTCACTGACGGCTTAGTAACAGCCACACTAGGATTACTTAACTATGGCTTCTTCACTGACAGCACTACACAGACTAATCCAGTCGCAAGTGCGATCAACACCGTTACCTTCAACGTCACTGGTCCCGCAAATGGAATAAGTGTTGTAGGTGGAACTGCTATCACGGTAGTCAATGCTGGTACTTACACCAAACTGTTTACCATGATTGTGTCTAAAACATCAGGCGGCACGAGTGACATCAGCGTTTGGCTACGACTCAATGGTGTTGACGTAGTGGGTTCAAGACAAGATTTAGAATTAATAAACACACTGGCGTTAATCTTTACGTCAGGAAATTTTACATTGAATATTCCAGCTGGCGGCAATATTCAAATGTGTTGGAGTAGCCTTGACACCACTGTTACTCTAACTACTCTCCCAGCCGCCGTAACTCCAACAAGACCCACTGGCAATAGTGTAAAGGTTACACTAACCAGAATTAGTTAACATTATAAAGGAAAAACTAAAATGTCATATACAAATAATTCGCTATCAATTGCCGCAGGTGCCGGCATTACAGTAACGCCCACAACTGCAACAGGCGCGACTACACTTACAATCAGTACAACTGGTCCAGAAATTCTAGGTGTAAGAATCGCAGTTGCTACTCCGGTAGCAGTTGTAGCAGCTACTGATGAAGTAGTAAGCATTGAAGTACCGGGCCCGGTGGCGGTAGCAGTTACATTGCCTGCTGGCGTAACAGGACAAGTATTCTATCTTAAGGACGGACTAGGTTTAGCTGCACCAGCAACACCAATCACTATCACACCAGCAGCTGGTACTATTGACGGAGCAGCTACTGCAACGATCAATGCTCCATATGGCGCACTAACACTAGTGTACTCTGGCGTAGAGTGGAAACTACTGTAAACTATTATGGCTTATAGCAGACCACCTGTCCAGCCTGGCAGAGGCTTAAAGAGAAGCCCGGCGGTGCCTACTGAAAGTACCGCAGGAGTTTTTGACTTTGCATTGGATGCTGACATTGCGACTACCACCGAGCTTGGTCTAGTTCAGGTTGGCAGTGGTTTGTCTATTACACCAGCTGGTGTATTGTCAGCAACTAATACGGGCACTGATATAATAAATGTCAAGCTCACCGCAGTTGATTACACTGCATTGCTGACAGATTATTATATTGGTGCTACGAAAAAAGATATAGACATAACTTTGCCACTAGGAGTAGTTGGCAAAGTTTATATCATCAAGAATCAAGTTAGCGGAAATATTGAAGTTAAAGGGTCCGGGGGACAGAAAATAGATACATCCTCTGACAAAACGCTAGGCACAGAAGCCAGCATCATTGTTGTGTTTGACGGCACACGATGGAACATTATTTAAGGAAAATTAAATGTCATACTTATTCCCAGAAGGTTCGTTATTAGAACCAGGT